ATATAATATAATTTTTTTTATTATTAGTCCTTAGTCCTTTTTAGAAAAAAGGAACCTCTCCATGTTGATAATCAATGAGTTATGAAAAGGACCACCTCGGTCCTTTTGCTCCCCCGGAATCCAAGGCAACCAAGGCAACCAAAAGCCGCTAATCAGTTGAATACCAACCGATTAAGAAGAAGGACCTTTAAGGACCTGACCCCTCAAACCCTCGGTCCTTCTTCATACCGCGCTGACATAGAATAGGTTACACCATAGAATCCACGGATTCCGGGGGAGCAAAGCATCCAAACCCTCGAAATTCCCTTGACAAGCAGTGTCAAACCATGTATCATCGTGACATGTCAAGTACATCATTTGCACCAAAAATTCCGGGTGTTCTCCATTGGGAACACTTCTATCAGTACCTGTACAGCATCCCCCAGATGGAGTGGTCCGGCAACGGTCCCTACCCTTACCGGGTGTCATGGAGTTCTTCTGACTACCTTACCGAAGGTCCCGATGAAGCTCTCCTACAGATACTGCACTTCTTCTATTACTATCCTGTCATGGCAACGCGGGAGGCGATTAGAGCCTTCGCGGCAACTACCTATCTAAAAAATCTGAACGATGAACAGATAGATAAGCTCCATGCTCGTGCCTTCAACAAGGTGGCCGAGGATAGCGTCTGGCCGAAAGCGGAGGTCTATTCCTACATTCGACATCCTATGGCGCGTGCCATCCTTGCCACCTCCGAGTACGACTTCGACGCGAAGTTTCTGGATATGGCACGCATCGCAGGGCGGGAGGATTGGCTATCACAGAGGGAATATGTATGGAAACTGTCCGTGGACTACGACTATGCCCTGACCCTTAAATTCCTATATAATATAATACCCCTCAAAGTCCAGCTTCTGGCTCTCTCCACTATGGGCCGCTTGAACGGAGATTCCATGACGAAGCGGGACTATCTTCGTATAGCCCAATCCTGCGGCAATAGTAGGAATACTGCCCTCAAGTATTTGGGATACATCCTCTCTAGTATGTGGACAACTATTGATTCATCCAATATTATTAACCCAGAACGTAAAATATTTATTCTCAAATGACTGTTGAATTGTTGAACGACGAGACAGTTCAGAAACTTGAACTGACCTTTACCGCACCCCGCATCTCCCAGTTGCAACTGGCCGAAGGTATGAAGAAGCTCCCCACCGGAGGCAGTTGTAACCGCGCCGTCGCCATTGCCATGCCGGAGGTCCTACGCCTTCTCATGGGCATGACAATCGAGAACCAAGAATTGATGCAGTACTATTATCAGGTGCAACTCTTCAAGGTGATGCAGGGGAAGCTGGACGAGAACTCCCTCTCCATGCCTCCCGTCTATAAGCGCATCCTTGCCAACTGGCGCGAGCATGGATTGGAAGCTAAGGACATTAAGCCCGCGCTTCCTGCCATCGTGCCCTCTGTCCAGTTCCTAAGTAAACCCGGATTATATGACTACGCCCTCGACAGTAAGGGTGCAAGGTACTATACCAACCGTAGCCTCGTCAGCGTGGATGGCACGTCGTGGCGGCATACGGGTATCTTTGGCATTGACGTGGACCTCAAGGAGAACCCGGAACATACCACGGATTCCATTCTATCCACGGCGCAGGAGAAGCTTCCCCAGCTGGATGGTTTCCTCTTCGCCTACGTCAGTCCCAACCACGGGATTAAGGCGTTCTTCCAAATCTCCAATTCTACGCTCCAATACCTGAACCAGAACCCGCAGGTGGTGGAAGATGAGGGAGACGAGGAACTGGACGTGAAGCGATTGGCAAATGAGCGCGTCTACCTGCATAAGGCGGTATATCATTCCCTTGCGGCATACATCCATGAACAGACGGGCTTCATCCTCGACATGGCCTGTACCGACCCCGCGCGGATGCAGTTCTTCTATCTAGATACCCTCATCCCCGGAACCCCCGGAACCCCTCGATTCCATGTACCCGATATGGAGAAGGCGAAAGCGGACTACCTTCAATACGACAAGAACAAGGTTGTCAATTACGAACTCCCATCCGTGGCTCCCGGTGCGCCTCGCCCCAAGATATTCGAGGACTTCATTGCGTGGTTGAAGGTGAACGAATATTACGATACCGCCGAAGGTCTCTCCCACATGGACTATATTAAGGGAGACGGATGCCTCTATGGTGAGTGCCCACAGTGCAAGGGAGGCAAATCAGGCAATAGCCAGAACACGGACCTTCGCTTCTACCCCAATCCCCAGTACCCCCGGCAGTCCTACTTTAACTGCTTCCATGACAGTTGCAAGGGCGCGAACCCGGAGATTATGTCCGTGCAATGGCTCTTCGATATGTATCTGACGGAGTTGGATGCGGAAGCCGAGAGGAAGGCAGGAGCCGAGCCGTGGCGTCAGGACCCGCTCCTGATGAAGTGCTTCATGCAGGGGATTGCGCCAAGCAACATGAACGCGGCCATCCCGGAGGTCAGCCGATTGAAGCTCTGCTCCCTCAAGTTCCCCTATGTCCGAAAGAACAAGGCGGGCAAGAGCATACCCATCCTGACGGACGAGAACATCAAGTACCTGCTCCATCATGGCCTAAACCTCCGGGTTTTTCGTCGCATGAATACAAATGACCTCCTGCTCTTGGACTTTAAGAATAGTAGGTGGTACGAGGTCAGTAACTCCATCTTGAGCAAGATTTCAAGCTTCTGGCAGTTGGTAGTTCCCGGTCAGGCCATTCCCACCCAGCGGTTGCAGGACGCGCTGGCGAGCATTAGCCAGACCAACTACTACCACCCGTTGGCTACGTTCGTCAGTTCTCGTCCTTGGGATGGACAGGACCGCCTCCGTATCTTCTTGGACTTCCTCCCGATGAATCAGGATGTAGATATGCCCGAAGGCTGGACCCCGGATAAGTACCGGGACATGGTGCTTACGACATGGCTCATCACCTTGTGGAAGCGCGTGACCCGGCGTTTAAGCGTTATTACCAATACCAGTACCTCATCCTCCTTCCCCCAGAACTACATCCCCATGCTCATGGGTTCGCAGGGGCTGGGTAAAACGAAAGCCACGGACTGGTTGTTCCGTGGAATCCGGGGTGACGTGGCTAGCTCTATCGAAGGTCTCAACAATGCGGACAGCGTTGTTCAGATGGCTCGGCACTCCGCTATCATCTTGGACGAGATTGATGAAGAAGTCTCTAACAAGGTGAAGGAGAGCAAGTTGAAGCGAATCATTACCGGGGAGGCTGACAGTTGCCGTGTTGCGTTTAGCCGCACCACTGGGACCTTCGAGTACTGCGCAAGTATCATTGGGAGTACGAACCAAGAACAGGTATTGAGAGATACCACGGGTTCCCGACGCTACTATCCCCTCATCTTGGGAGAACGTACCGTACCGAAGGATGGACTTCCTCCGGGGTTTAGTCCCAACAGCTGGGCGGTGGAGAAGCTCTTCGAACAGGACAACCAGCAACTCTGGGCACAGATTAAATACATGGTAGATGCCCACGAAGATGGCGAATACAAATGGGCTAATCTGGAAAAAGTTGGAGCGGCTCTCGCGGAACAGTACGCCAGTTGCCGGGGCAATGATACTGACCTGACGAAGTACCTCGTCCCCGTGGCCCTCAAGGACACCGATAAGAAGGGTAAAAGACTGTCCAAACAGATACCGGGCGACTTTACCTCAATGGAGAACATCCTCAAATATGTTCGCGGCAATTACGGTGATGGAGCTAAGGTTGAACGATGGGATGGAGCCAACTTCAAACGAGACCTCATTGCCGTCTATGGTGCAGATTCTCTGACGAAGCACAACGTCACACGAGAGGACGACCCCAAGCAAATGAAACGCTTCTTCCTCATGCCAATCGACCTCTGGTTGGAAGAAGCAAGCGCAGAAACCAAGGAGCGAGTATTTTCACAATATGAACATATTAAGGTACTTGCAGAAGACAAGTAAAATTTCTTCTAAAAACTTCTTGACAAAAATCTAAGCTATGATACATTGGCCCTGTCACCGGGATTCCGGGGCGGGGCCAATCCCGTTCCGCTAATCCCATAGAATACAACTAAGCAAACAAGCAATAAACATGACAGCAAAAGAAGAATGGAAATCGTGGTTCACCGACTTGGTGAGGGATGGGAAGGACAAACTAGCACTTATCGCTTTGGCGATATTTGCGACATTGGAATTCGGGTTGTTTCTATATTGCCAGTACCGCTTCTTCATCATGGACGAGCATCTTATTATCAGGCTCGGCTGTATGTTTGTAACTGCCCTCTTTTTGTTCGGCCCAATCATGGCACACGAAGGCACTTTGTATCTCTTGTTCCATATTCAACAACTTTTCCACATGGTAGTCGTGCGTCCTGTGGTATGGATAATCTATAAACTTGTTCATTAATATGGTTGTATTTATTTTAGCACCTGTTGGAATAGGGCTTCTGCTCTACTGGATTTACGACGATGCTTCCATATACGCAAAAGACCTGTGGAGCTATTACAAAGAAACGGACAATAAATCTAACTTCGAACAACAGTAATACCCAAACCTCTTATGCCCAAAAGACTTATGACATTGGAAAACATGGACTACTCTGACAGATTTAAGGATAACTTCATGGACATGGTACGGATGCTTCCGTATGCCTTCTTCTGTCCTTTAATCTTTGTCACGTACCTTAAATCACACCTGCCCCAGTCTTCTTGGATGATGTGCTTCTTGACCGTTGTCGGCATGAGCCTGATTCAGATTCTCTTTGCCGCGGCCATGATTTCCATTCCGAAGAAGGAGCACATGTTCTACGGACTGGTCATTCTCGGTACTGCCTTCTTTATTGTCCCCTGCCTCTTCTGCCACTGGATGGGCATTAACATATAGACGTCATGAAAGACCTAGCAGAATTATCCCTCTACATAGGCATCTATTACCTCTCCCTATCCGTGGGCTTTCTGGTCAATGGTATGCCCCTACTGGCCTCCCTCATCTTCTCACTCATTCTCGTCCTCATCGTTCTGTGGGTGTGGTCCTTCATCTACATCACCCTCACACATCTATTGAAACGGAGTAACCGGGACATGAACATCAATATCTTTGGCCTCTCCGCGACATTGGTCACTCTCTTCTTCATTATCATATCACGCTAAACTATGTACAACGAAATTGCAATCGCCGCCCAAACTGTTGATTCCCACTTCTCCTATATGGGATTAGAGGAATCAGCCGCTGACCTCCTGCGCCATCTTCTGTGGGAGATTGAAGAATACCGGGAAGCTGACGCGGAGGACCGCGTAAAGGAGGCAACCGACATCGCCATTCTCGCATTGCGCCTAGTAGCCGCTACGGGGCGCGATGAAGGTTTCTCCTTTGAGGATGGGATATTCCTCGCAAACGAAAAATGCCGGGAAGTCGTGAACCGCATGAACCGTTCCGTCAAGATGTACAAGAAGGATAGGGCCGCCGGAATTCCTATGAGCACACCCCAAGAATACTACGCGCAAGCGAAGGAACAACTAAATACACCCAAACACTAATGCACGAAGAAATAGACCACCCCTCTATATCATTTTCACTGCCTCGCATTCCGGGGTATGAAATGGAGATTACAGACGACCAGACCAAACTCACAGGCGATACTCTTGCCGTTGACTTTGAAACGTATTATGAGGGGAAATATTCCCTTAAGTTCATGGACCCGCATTCCTACTGTCTGGACCCGCGGTTCGACGCATACATCATGTCCGTCTATGACGGGAAGTATTGCTGGGTAGGACATCCGAAGGATTTTGACTGGGAGAAAACTACGAAGGACAAAACCCTCGTCGCGTTTAACGCCAGCTTCGACTATGCCGTTTACCTCTTCGCACTTCACGCGCCGGGGGCCAAGGGCATCCCGTGCACGCCAAGCTTCCAGCCGCCCTTCAAGGAGTGGCTCTGTTCCCGTGCCGCTTCCAACTATCTCGCCATCTATGGCTCTCTTGACAAGATTGTCGCAAAGCTTTGGGGTGTAGAGATTAGCAAAGAAGTCCGAGCCAAAGCCGAAGGTGTTGATTTCCGTAAGATGGAGGTCATCCCCGATGACATGAAGGAATACGTGGCGGGTGATAGTTACTACTGTCTCGCTTTGTGGGACAAGATGAAGAACTTCTGGCCGGAAGATGAACGTGAATGTTGGCTCAATACCTGCATCATGGGATGGCGCGGAGTTCCGACTTCCCGCCAGTATCTTCTTGACGGATTGGAGAAACTCCATCAGGCGAAAGAGGACTACAAGGAAGCTATCCCACTTGAAAAGAAACTTTCAATTCCTCAATTACACAAAGCGTGCGAAGAGCTGAACATCCCGCCGCCGGAGACGACAAGTAAGGCCAGCGAACTATTTACGGACTGGTTGGAAGAGTATGGCCATCTCGTCCCGTGGGTAACGCTTATTGGGAAATACAGGAGCGTAAACCGCATGATTAGTATTACCGAGCGTATGCTCTCTCGCGTCTATACTGACCATGATGGAGTGGAACGGCTTCCCTATACTCTGACATATTGTGGCGCAAGTACGGGCCGCTGGTCCGCAGGGGGCGACAAGCTGAACCTGCAACAGCTTAACCGTGAAGATGTTTTGGGCTTTAGCCAGCGCAATGCCATTCAGGCCCCGGAAGGGTATAAGCTCGTGGTATGCGACTGGGCAGGGATTGAAGCACGTCTGACCGCTTGGCTCTGTGGGCAGGAGAAAATTCTTGACACCCTCCGTGCAGGTGAGAAGGACATCTATGCCGCTAACGCGAAAGGCTGGGGCCTCATCCCCGCGGACGTTAAGGACTTCAAACAGTACTGTAAGGAAACTCCGGGGCAAGCAGACCTTCGTCAGCATGTGAAGGCCGGGGTACTTGCTTGTGGCTTTAGTGCTGGATGGAAGGCTATTCAACGCTCGAACCCCGGAATGGACAGGGACCAGTGCCAAGCGATTGTGGACATGTACCGCAGTCGTAGCCCAGAAGTGGTGGCATGGTGGAGAGAGTTGGACGCATTAGCGGCTCGCGGCTACCGCACGCCCTCCCATAGTTTTGCGCTCTCCCTTCCCTCTGGCCGGAAGCTTTATTATCGTAACTGTTACAAGAAGCTGGTTCAACCTAAGGATGGTCGCCGCCCCTACTTCGCAACATGTGTCGACCTCGGATACAAGTCCTCCATTGTCAATACTAACCTCCTTAGCAACAACAATATTCAGGCAATCGCACGTGACCTCATGGTCCGCACGTTCAATCGCCTGTGCAAGGAATTAGAGGGTGCGCAACCTGTCCTTCTCGTACATGACGAAGCCGTAGTGATGGTTCCGGCTGACCGTGCCGAGGAATACGCCCAGCGCATCGAACAGATAATGGAAGAAACTCCGCAGTGGGCTTCCTCCCTTCCTCTCCTTGCTGAACCTGAAATCATGGACAAGTATCGCAAATGAGTGCGCTTACTCCATTCCCTCCTCAAGAAGATTGCATCCACGATATGGTGGACGCGATTACCCGGCACGGCTATGTGATAAATAAATCCTGCACAGGTACGGGGAAAACATTGGTTACTATCGAAACCGCGAAGGCTATGGGCAAGAGGCTTCTCGTCGTCTGCCCTGCCATCGTAGTGACCCAATGGAAGCGAGCGATTGAACAGCAAGGAGCGGACGCGGTGGATGTCCTCTCATGGGAGAAGGTGCGCAGGGGGAGCACCTCCTATTACAAACGCCCCACAAAGATTCCCAAGTCCCGGATAGTCTTCGGGGCTTGGACCCTTCCCGACGATTCCTTGCTGGTCCTTGATGAAAGCCATAAGGCCAAAACCTACGGTAGCCAAAGCAACATCATGGCATTAACTGCGGCTCATCAAAGGCTTCCAACGATTATGCTCTCTGCCACTCCCTTCGTCTCCCCTCTTGACATGAGCGTTCCCGCAACGTATGCCAAGTGGATTCAAGACCCTCGGCGTGGGTTCTGGCTCTGGGCACGCATGCACGGATGCACCGACAGCTTCTGGGGAGGCATCGAGTTTAAGCTCAACCCCCGTAACCACGCTATGATGGAGGGCCTGAAACAAAAGCTCTACACCGCGGGAGTTATGACAGAGATTGACAAGGAAAAGCTTGACACTTTCTTCCCAGAGAATAGAATCGAATACTTGTCCGTGGACGTGGACATGAAAGGTATGAAAGAGATTAAACAATTACAGAAAGCACTTGACAAGCTGGACAAATCGTGGGACCAGTCCATCGAACGTGCTAACGAGAAGGGAATCGAACTTCCTGCTATCGTTGAACTCCTTCGGCTTCGCCAGCAATCTGAATTGGCTAAGCTCCCCACGATGGCAGAGAAGGCAGTTGAACTTCTGGACAGCGGATATAGCGTCGCCATCTTCGTGTCTTTCCTCGACAGTCTCTCCACACTCTCGGAACTCATTAACAATAAATCAGGGAGAACAGTTCCCTACTCCGAGATTAGTGGAGCGGTGACCGGGAAGAACCGACAGGAAGAGGTGGACAAGTTCCAACGGAATGATGTTCCTCTCGCTCTCGTGCAGATTAGTGCAGGAGGAACGGGTGTGTCTCTCCACGATACGGAGGGTGGCCACCCCCGCGCCGCACTCATCTCGCCGGACTACGCAATCGTCAATTTGCTACAGGCACAAGGACGTATCGCCCGCCTCGGTGCAAAGTCACACACATTGCAATACATCGTGACCGCCTCCGGTACGGTGGAAGAAAGAATTATTCAAGCACTCAACACAAAAGAAATTTGTCTTAACGCATTAACATCAAATGGCTAATAACGAAATCAATACCCACAGCAAGTACAGTCCGAGTAAGATGGCGTTGCTCGCTACCTGTCCCGGATATATGCCTCGCCCCATGACTAAAGAGGAAGAAGAGGATGACTTCTCCCCGGCGGCCATTGGGACCCGTGTTCACGCGGCCCTTGAAACCAAGAACCCAGATTCCCTTTTGACCAAGCATGAGCACATCCTCTACACTGCGGCATCCAACATGGTGGATAGGCTCATGTCCATCTTCGCAACCGAGGTACAAACGGACAAGGTAGAAGTACTCCCGGAACATAAGTTCGAAGGAATCATCTTCAACCCAGACGACGAAGCACAAACCGGAACGGCTGACGTTCTTGTCCGGCATGGCGATACTTCCATGATTATCGACTACAAAATGGGGATGGTCCCCGTATCCGACCCTGCCGAGAATACCCAGTTCATCTACTATGGTTTGCTGGAAATGGCAGAACGCCCTGAATGTAAGCGTATTATCCTTGCGGTGGTACAACCCAGCCAGACCGAAAGCATGAAGATTGCGGCGTTCTACCGTGATGGTAAGGGTCCAAAATTTACCACTGACATGTCCGCAGTCCCTATGGACGAGGCTACCGCAAGGGGAAACATGTCCGCAGTCATTGCCCGCCATTGCCGTGATGCGGAGAATCCCTATGCCTACTCATCCTCTCCGCATGTCTGCCCCTACTGTGCCCGTCTCGCCCGGTGTAAGAAGGTGACTAGCATGGCCCGTAACTTCTCACTTAAAGTATTGAAGGACAAGGACCTAGCCGAGGGAATGATTGACAATGTCGGTACGGCGATGGACAACCCGGAAACCCTTGGCTCCCTTCTTTCCTTTGCGAACATTATCGCGGAGGCCAACAAGGTGCATAAGGACTATGCCAAGACCCTCTTCGCTTGCGGCGTTGATGTTCCCGGATGGAAGTATGCACGGCGAGGCAATACCGTGAAGGTGGACAATGATGCCTTCCGTGCCTACGTCGAGCAGTACATTTCCCCAGAGGAAATTCTGGACAGCATCTCCCGCCTCCCTGTGTCGAAGCTTCTTGACATGGTGGTAGATAAAAACAAAGTTGAAGGAGCCACCCGTGCCGAGATGAAGGAGGCCAAGGAATCGTTGCTCGAAGAGCTTCAAGAACTTGGAGTAGTGAAAGAAGTGACGAGCGCGATGGCTTTGCTCAAAATCAAATAAAGTTCTTGACATCTTTCGAACTTGTGATATAGTCGCGTCAGAGAAGTTACCGAGGGTAGTTCACTCGCCAAAGAAGCCCTCAACCCAAAACCAAGAATAAACGAATACTATGGCTACTAAGAAAACCGAACACGAAACCTTAGGAATAGACCCGGGAGACGCATTGGAACTGGGAACCCCGGAACCCAATCAACTCGCAACCGCTACGGAATACCACTCTTTCGAGGGTGAGACCGACGCTTCGGACATTCAGATTCCCTACCTCAAACTGTGGCAAGCCTCTTGTGATGAGGCTAAACTGGAAGAACCGATTGGCAGTTTGGGCGCGTTCCTTCTCAACGGTCTGGTCGTTGCCGAGCGCAATAATCCTCTTGAATGTATCGTATTGAAGGCTCGTAAGTTCTTCCGCGAATACATCCCGTACAACGAACGTCAGCCCGGCGTATATGCAAAGACGTGGAATACGAAGGAAGAGTATGAAGCAGAAGGATTCGACAAGTCGCAGGTCAACCGTGCCCTTGCCATGTGGCTACTGGTTAAGAAGCCGCAGGGTATTAAGGACGCAAGTACCACCGAGGATGACCTTGACGCTCTCTTCACCATTGACTTCATGGGCGACCAGTGGACGCTGGCTCGATACACCCCGGAAGGTAATCAGTACACGGGCGTTGGTGCTCCCTTCATCCAGTTCATGATGTTGAAGGGGAATAAGCTCGGCTCCCTGCCCTTCCGCGTGCAGATTGGCGCACAACGCGCCGTCTCCCGCGACGGGAAGAACAGCTACGCCAAAGCGTTCCTCAAGTTCAAACCGCACCCGGTGGAAGGTCAGGTTGAAGCCATCCAAGAGATGGGCCTCCTTTCCGCGGTAACCAAGTAACCCCCTCCCGGCTCTGACGGGTTTATCCCGTAGCACCGCATTGCGGGTAAAAAAGGAGCACGTTCCATTCGGCCATCATAGTACGCTATGGTGGCCGTCTTATTTTCCGGCTTGACTAGTAGGGATTTATCCAGTATAGTCTGTCATGCAGATTATTGGTTGTGACCCCGGAACCCACGGCGCCCTCGTACTCGCGGACACCCGGAGCAAGAAAATCTGGATAAAGCACATGCCAGAGGACGAAAGGGAACTGGAAATCATATTAAACAAACTGCCACGTAGCCGTCATCGTATCATGTACATTGAGAAGATGAGCTATGCCATGAGCGGAGGCGGCAAGGTGTCCAATCCGAGAAGTAGTGGCGTATTGGGGGAGGCAACCGGGAAGGTCCTCGGTTACGCCGCGGCGGCGGGGTACACCGTCACAAAGGTTTCCCCAATCGTATGGATGCGTGCCGTTGGCGCGTATGATACAGGCTTGACCGCACGGGACAGGACCCGGTGGAAGAACAACCTGAAACGCATCGCGATGGAGAACTTCCCCGGCGCGAAGGTGACATTGCAGAACGCGGACGCTCTTCTCATTCTACTGTATGCGTACCGGGAACTGAACGATGACCACACACTGACCCTCGACAACTGGGATATAGAAAGAATCTAAAATGGCACGACACTTTACCCGCTACGGACGACAATGGGAGTACGGAGTTTCGGAATTGGACATTGAACTCTGGTGCTTCAAATACGCGTGGCCTGAAGAGAAGGGAGGGCTGGGCAGGTATGGACACGCTAAGAACGCCATCAACCTCCTGTGGAATTACAAGGGCAGTCCTACTCCCATTATCTGGACGCCGTGGATTGAACGGATGATTGAAACCGCGTGCAAATATGATGTGGTCATCATGGGTGGAGGCTCGTCCTCTGGGAAGTCATTATCTATGGCTATCATGGCGACGCTCTTCTATCTGGCTGACCCCGTCGATACCCTTTGCCTAGTCACATCAACTACTATTGAAGGTGCGAAGAAACGTATCTTCAAGGATATTAAACGGTTGTGGCGCAAGGAATTTCCGGGTAAGCTCGTTGATGGTAAGGGACAGATTAAAGGCGTGAACGAGGACGGAGATATTGATGATTCCCGCGGCATCTCCATTATCCCCTGCGCGAACGTCGGGGACCCCAGTAGCCGATTTATCGGTATTAAGGCAAAGAACATGCACGTCTTTTACGACGAGCTTTCCGAATTGCCGATTGAACTCGTCGAGGTGTGGCGTACCAACCTCATCACCAACAGAGCGGACACGCCTCCTACCCTGATGGCCGCCTCTAACCCCAAGAGCCGCACCGATGCCTTTGGTGTTATGGCTATGCCCAAGGATGGGTGGAACAGCGTTGACATCTTTGAGGAGTACGAGTGGGAGACCAAGGACGGGATTTACATCCGCTTCGACAACACCCAGAACCCCCGCATCAAATATGGCCGCGAGGATTGGAGCTTCTACACCCCGTTGGACATCGTTCAGCAAACGATTGAACAATATGGGGAGAATAGTCCGTTCGTGATGCGGTTCCACCGGGCAACCTTTTCAGATGATACGGAAGAAGGTTCACTAATGTCGGAGGCTGAAATTTACGGCAGTGGCGCAGATGCCATGCCCGTCTGGGGAGACGGCGAGTTGATTACCATCGCAGGATTGGACCCTGCCTACACCAACGGCGGTGACCAGTCATGTTTGAAGCTCGCCAAAGTTGGAAGGACTGTCGAAGGCCTCTGGGCTTGTGCGGTGTTCCGTACCTATCTGTTGAAGTCCACGTCCGACAAGGAACGGATGAAGCAAAGGAACTTCGACATCGCCCAGCAAGTTGGAGAGATTCTCCGCGCTAACAATGTCGACAGTAAGTACCTTGCCGTAGACGTAACCGGAGGTACTGGTTTCATCGACATCCTCGCCCAGCACGTCGGCACGGACTTCCAGACGGTCAGCTTCGCGGGTATGGCGAGCAAAGTGCCTATCGGTCTGTTGCAGAATCAGGAGGCATGCCAGCAATATAGCAACAAGGTCTCCGAGCTTTGGGGATGTATGAAACTGGCAATCAATGCTCGCCAACTCTATGGCCTTGACCCGACGACTATCGTCGAGCTTAAATCCCGGCTCTACACCATGAATGGAACCCGAATTGCCGTGGAACCCAAGGCGGCCATGAAGAAACGGATTCATAAATCCCCGGACAACGCGGACGCACTAGCACTATTGGTGCACGTGTGCCGGGGAATCATGGGACCGGAGTTCGGTAAGATTAGGCTTGACATTCAGAACCATAAGGTGGTAGAACATCAAGAGGTAATCAAATATCGCGAAGACGGAACCGCATATATTGAAGCCGCAGACATTGGCAGGTATCTCGGAGGCTTCGTCGGAGGCAATGCCCCCGCTCCCGCTCCTGCCCGCGACACCTTTGCCTCCGACGTAACCGCCGCAATGCAAACCCTTTGGAACTAATGGACTTACGAGCCGCCGCAAAGATAGCCGCCCCCAAACCAATCACTAACGAGAACACTGTCATAAGGAAGGCCATTGAGATGTACAAGGCAGGGACCCCGGTTCCTGTCATCTCGGAAGTTACTGGCCTCCCCCGTGAACGTGTTGATAAGATTGTTGATAGCGTCCAACTCTCGAAGGAGGAACTGGCTATCCGCAATGAACTTCTCAATACGTACACGCAGAACACACAGGCACGCATCCTCCAACGCCAAGAGGCGAGGACGAAGATAGAGCTTGACATCGTTGAATCCATGAGTAGCCAGTACAAAGAACTGATGAACAGTGGATTCTCCCGTGTCGCTTCCTTCATGGCCGACGCAGAGATACAATCAATTAAGGATGTACCTCTCTTCCTCTCTATCATGGAGCGAAGCCACGGTCTGTGGGAGAAGTTTAACGAAGCGATTGCGAAGCGCGACATGGACCTACTGTCACAGGTCATCCAGCAGTTCGAGCTGGAACAAACCGAGATAGTGACGCAGATGGGATTGCAGGGTGGACCAGTAACTCTGAACAAGGATGGCACTCGTCCTGAACTGGAAGAAGGAAGCGCGGCCCGTACCATCACCTTGAAGCTCAAGAAGAAGGGCGAAAAGCCCGAAGCTGACGAAAAATAATATTGACAACGTCATCCATTCGCGTATATTGGGGGCATGCCGAAACCCGAAAACATACAGGACGTATTCCGTCGTTGGACTCCGGTAGCCCTTATGGGTTTGCCGGAGGAAGTGAAGACCCCAGAAACGTTCCCCGATTATATGGGGACGGATGATGAACCGTTGCCTGTTGGTCATAGTCAGGGAATTCTGACGGTCATTGGGTACTCCCACGATGTCCGATATCCGTATGTCGCGCAATGTGCATGCGGGAATGTGGTCACGATGAATCGTCTGCAATTAACGCGCAAGCAACACCATTGTGGATGCCTGACCCAAATCATGCGCTCATCCTATCTTATCCGCTTGCGGGTAGAAGCTATGCGTTCATGGTGGCAACAGGTTCCTTTGTGGCTCGATGACCTTGACAAGCTTCGCGAACACGCGAAGAAGTACAAGAAGGCCGTCAAGAGAACGAACAAGTACAATGCCAAGCTCTCCCATGTCGAGTACGCGGACGACCCGCTGACGTTTGACAGGGAGGTAGAGACCTCCGGTAGCCCTGACGGGGTGGACGCTTTCCTTTCCCTCATCGCACCGTCGGAGGAATATAGTCAGTTCCTACGCAGTATTGCCGAGAAGCTGACCAAGGAATATAAACCTTGGCCCGCAATCCCAATGGCGAATACAAGCGCGTATGCCAGTTACAAGAACGAACTGCCCGAATTTGACGCGGCTACCTTCATTAACTTCGTCAACTACCTTGCAGACGCACAAGAGGATAAAAACCTGAAACCCACCACGGAGTATGGCCATAAGTGAGAATGCCGCCGTCTTCCATGAGGTAGCACAGGATAAGGAGGTGTGGGGAAAAGCATGGAGATACCGTGCCTACTACCTTGCGTGGGTAAACGGGAATTCCGCGAGGCTTGCGCCTACACGTGGCGAGGTCATGCACCCCTACCCTGACCGGGCGAACCCTACACACGTGATGGCCTTTAAGGATGTTGACCCCATATATGGAGTGCGTCCTAAATACTTTCGGACAAAGATATTCTCGAATAGTACGGAAACCCCCCTCACTAGACCCCGCACGCTAACTCCGGGCAGTCCTCGAAAGTACCCCTTCTTCTCCTATCTAATGTATGAGCCTCTCGTCGAATCCCAGCTCTACTTCCGCTGGTATCTCTTCCAGCAGTTGGTAACTGAATGGGCATTCAATATCCTACCGCCTCAAGCGGACACATCCTTGGGCATACAGGCTGAACGCCGCGCCCTCAAAGCAACTAAAACAAAATAAACGACAATGGCTACAATAGCAATCCCTTGTGAACCTCGCGTCCTCATCAACGGCGCGAACATTGCACAGAACCTCATCGACAGCGTTGCGGCTTCCAGCCGTGGCGACCACGATGTTTGGCTCCTGCTCCCTTACCGGGCCAAGGCCGCCGCTGAACCCATGATTAAAATCTTGAAGAATCAGTTCCGGGACCTTCGCACGATTGAGTTGCTGACCCCTGTCATGGGTAGCTACGCTCTCGTTACTCATCTCTTCGCCCGACTGCAACAGGCTCTGGCTTACGAGAACGCGCCGGACGAACGAGCTATCATTTGGGTTTCCGAACGCGGCAATGAAAAGTTTAAGCCCGGTGCGATTGATACGCTGGATGCAACGTTCTATCGCAAGAAGGCTCCGGTTATTGCAGGTAAATACTTCACCGTTCCCGCTACCGAAAGTTCCTACGAATCCCGCACCGTGGACGGAACCTTCGTCATGTCCAGCCAACTGGCGAAACTCTATCCCCAGCGAGTTCCCTACGTCACCATCTCCCAGCATTTCCGTCTCTTCCTTGACAAGGCGCTGACCGAGAAGTGCTTCAACGTGGAGAACTGGGACGACCTCATCACCGTTGGTGAAATCCCCGACGCGGACAACTTTAAGCTTCCTCAAGTTTTGGGCGAGGTGACGGTAACAACCCCTGCCGAGGTATCTATCGCCAGCATCAAAGCGGAATCTATCAATATGATGGGGCAGTCCGAGCAAGTAGGTGGAGCAACTAAAGCCCGCGAGGATTTAAGTGAAGCAGAAGACTTGACACCCAGCGCGAAAGTTGTTACACCTGCACCTGTGAAGCCCAAGACCAAGAAAGCCATGAAGGCTGATGCGGTTGAGGGTAAAGACGAAATTGACAAATAGTAGATATGCCGAAACCAGACGCAAATGCTCCCGTAGGTCCGGGGGTTATTGGCGTGGTTGACGAGAACGGAACCCTTCTCAAGCGAAGGGTTCCGACCGCCGACCAAGCCCGCGCCATGCTCTACTTCTGTCTCACTGCTGACCAGCTATCCATGCAAGCGAGGACAGAGGCACAGGCAGAGCTGGACGGACAACGCCCGTATGACCCAATGGCCCTTTCCGCAGTTGGTCAGAATTATCGAACCAACTACAACTTCCGCACGATGCGGATTGTTCGTGAAAAGGTGGCGGCCAGCCTCCGTGAAGTGTGGGATAACCCCGAACTTGTTTCGGTGCAAACCACCTTCGGAGATAATGCTCGTCGCCCCATTTATTCAGACATCCTTTCCACCGAGGTAACGAAGATGGTCAAGTCCATGCCGGGATTCACTTCCATCATGACGGACCTTCTTCACAACTTCTCATTCCACGGCTTCGGCCTTGCCTACTTTGAGGACCCTGACACTTGGTACTTCAAGGCGGGTAGTCTGAACGAGTTTGCCTTCGAGCGAAAGGTTAAGCCGGACAGTAGCACCCTTGAGGTTGTGTTTGCTACTCGTACCCTTCGTGCCCATGAACTCTACGATTTCATTCGTGACCCGCAGACCGCAAGGGAAGCTGGCTGGGATGTGGAAGAGGTCATGAAGGTGTTGAAGACCTGTAGTTACAATCAGACGGTACAGCCCCAGCGTATCTCTTGGGAGACCGAGAAGATGCTCAAAAACGGAGACTACACCCTGACCGATGTAATTGGAACCAGTATTCCGATTGCCCACATGTGGGTTCGCGAATTCAACGGTACGGTTACTCACTCCATCTTCTTTGTCAACGGAAGCGGCGGCAATGGTCAGGATGTGAAGCGTGACCAGAACCGCGATGTAGATGACACCAAGTTCCTCTACACCAAGGAAGGAGCCTACAACTCTATGGAAGAAGCCTTCATTCTCTTCCCGCTGGGCAGTAGCACCAATGGAGATATTCATGCCCTTCGCGGATATGGCAATGACCTTCTGCCTCACACTCGTGTTATCGACAAGTTGATGAACCAAGCGACGGACGCGGCGTTCCTCGGCATGGCTCTGAACGTCTCTGCCACCAATGAAACCTCCCGTCTCTCCGCAATGGTGAACCCGATGGGGGCCTATACCATTTTGGACCCGTCAACGCAAGTGGTTCCTAATCCCGTGCCGAATCTGCAACAGGTTGCCGGAACTCCCCTCGCATTCTTGCAGAACCAAATCCGGGAACGCTTGGGCGAGATTGACGTGAATGCTGATGGAGGCATGGGCCGCACCCAGCTGGAAGCTGAAATCCGTATGGGCAATGCGAGCAAGGTCAGCAATAACATCATGGATATGCTCTTGGAGCACATGACCATCCTTCTCCGTGAAATCGTTCGCCGTATCATCCGCAAGGACTACGATGAAGGGATTGGCGGGTTTAAGGAACGTGAACGCATGCTCCAACGTCTGGACGAAGCAGGTGTGCCAAGGGATGCCTTCTTCGCTATCGACCTTGACAGCGTTACCGCCCTCCCGCCTATCGGTGCGGGCAGTAAGGTTCGCCGCACGATGGCTCTCCGTCAGTGTCTCAACTACATGCAGTTCATGCCACGAGCTGGGCAGGAACGTCTCATCCGCATGGCCATTGCCAACGAAACGAATGGACGCACCGCGCAGTTGTTCATGCCGTTGAAGGATGACCCCAACCCGTCCGAAACCGTGGCCGCCTCTATCGCATCCATCCAGAACAACCAGCTCATGGCAGGTCAGGAAGTTCCGGTTATGCCGAACGAGGACCACAGGACGCACGCGGAAGTGCATGCCAACTTCATCATGTCCATGCTACCGGACGCACAGCTGGAACCCGAAGAGATGGCCCAGCTAGCTCAACCTCTACAGCTTCTGGTCGCCCAGTTGGCAGGACACATGGACTATTTGCAGGCCGCCAAGGAAGTTGTTCCTGAATTTGAACAGTACGAGAAGCTGGTCAAGAGGTGCAACGAGGTTATTACCAACGGCATGCGGGCCTTGGAAGCGATGCAACAGAACGAAGAAGCGGCTCCTCAAGAAGGACCTACTCCTGAACAGATGAAAGCCGAAGCCGAAATTGAATTGAAGCGCATGAAGACGGAAGCTGAAATCCAGTTGGCTAAGGAAAAGCAGGATGCCGAGATTACTCGTAACGCCGTAGAAGCCAATGCTAAAGCGGCTCAATCGCTAGGAGGTGCACGATGAAGGCAGTTCCTACCTACACTGTCGAAGGGTTCAAAAGCAACAAGGCGGCGACTGGCCGCCTTGCTGAACTCCTGCATGACCCGGTAATGGAAGAAGCTCTCTGCATTGTTCAGTCGAAACTCAATGCGACCTTACAGCCCACAATGGAAGCCGCCGCATTGAATGGGGCTTTCGCGGCTGGGGCTAAATCCGTTATCGCCGCTCTCTTCAATCTGGCCGAAGAGAATGAAGAAACCGAATCCCCGGTAACTATGATGAATCATCCCATGACCGAGCGTAACGCTTGGATTAACTCACTTTCACCCAACAGGTAATACATAGATGGACAACGTAAATATTCCCGCAGTAGCGGAGGGCATCATAGATGGTGCTATTCACAACGACATACATAACATTTTTGAACAGACCCTGTTCGCCCCGGATTCCACGGATTCCACTCAACCCTCCAATCCCGCTAACCCCACGGCTCCCATTGAATCCCCGGATGGTACGGTAGTCATGCCAGATGCTGGTCCCCGCATCGCGGATGATGAAGTAGTCAATACCACGGGAACCCCGGTTCCCTCGGATGACACGGAATCCGAGGAAACCGAGGAAGAACAGAACGATGAACAAAACGAAGAGGAAGAAAACGAAGAGGAGGAACAGAACAACGAGGAGGAACAGAACAATGGTCCTAAGGAACAGAAAGCGAGCAAGGCCGCGAGCAAGGCATTCGCTGAAATGCGCGTCCAGTTGAGGGGCGCGAAGAAAGAAATCGCGGACTTGAAGGCCAAGCTGGAAGAAGCGGGTAAGTCCTCCCCCGACAATGAAGAGCTTGAATCTCTGCGAGAAATTGTACGCGGCTATGCCTTCACCGCAACCGAAGAATACAAGACCAATGTAACTGCCCCGTATAATAAGGCCAACGCCAAACTTGCGGAGATTGCCCGCGCCTCTGGTGCATCTCTGGACATGGACAAGCTGAATGAAGTTGCCCTTAATCCCGACCTCGACGAGTACGACCGCGAAGAAGCGTATGAGGCCATTGGGAAGGAACTGGGCATTAGCGATTCTGCCGTGTTCAAATTTGTCCGCATGGCTAAGGTCCGCGACGCGGCCATTGTCGCCCACGGAAACTATCAGGCCGAAGCCGACAAGTATGTGGAAGAGTTGAAGGCCAGCCGCGGAGGGAAATCCGAAGGTGCGACCTACACCGTCAATCTCGACAACTACACGTTGGAAGCGATGAAGGAACGTGCCAAGGAACTGGGCATGACCACGGAGATTACCGAAGAGAATGTGAAGCATGCCCGCCATCTTGCTCACAAGATAAATAATGGTTCCTTCATGGACGGCGCACTGGCCGAACTCATGGTTAAGGAACTGGCAGATGCTCGCGCGACAATCGAGGCTCTCAACGTGAAGGTGGCCAAACTCCGCAAGGCCCGCCCCTCCGCTAACGAGGGTAGCCCCAAAGCTCCGGAGACCCAGCCACCCGCCGGGCCGACCGCAGTCGGGGACATTATTGGTAGTGCCTTCGGATTATGATAAATAATCCTTGACATACTGGTAATTTTATGACAAGAATGGGGCATCAAATGCGGTGTCCCATTCTTGCTTTCCCGCGAGCAAACCAAAACAAACCTTTATGCAGGTGTGAAAATTCTTGGTCCTGACCCTGCCATGACCGCGTAAGACCCCAAAACAAAATCTTCCAAAGAGAACTAGGCGTTGCAAATTAAACCAAATTTAATTTACAAATGGCTACTTCTCCTAACGATATTCAGGCCCAAGAATTGAAGCTGGTCACGATGACCAACCTTCTTAACGCCAACATGTTCAGCACCTTTGCTCGTACTTCTCCGTGGAACTCCCAGATGATTATGACGGGAGAATGGACTGACGGTGTTGGTGATTCCGGGCGCATCGCAACCTTCGGTGCTACGGACCCCCGTGCCGAATGGATGAACATTAACCTCGCTTCCACCTCCAACCAGATTCCGATTACGGTAAATGATACTGGGGCTACGGAATACTCCTACAGCCGCTTCATCACGAGGCTTTCCTCCCAGAAACTGGACGTACTCCGTATGCGTCAGTCTTGGCAGGCTAAGCAACAGGCCGAGAATGCGGTGAAGCAGTTGGTCCGTGCCGTCGGTAATACTTGGTCTCGCTTCTACCGTCAGAGCTACATCAACATCGCCAGCTACAAACTCATCCCCACGAAGGCGGGTGTTGTTGGTCTCGATGTCGTGAGCAACGATATTAACTCCATGCCGGAAGTTAAGCCCGAAGCCGCTCTGAACGACGACCTGATGAACCAAGCTTGGCAGTTGCTCATCAATGAAGGTGCTGGCGAATCTGCCGCTCTGATGGACCAAGGTTCCCCTGTCTTCTTGGCTTACACCTCGAAGGACACCGTGGACTTCATCCTGCGTCACAACGAAGTTATCCGCAAGGACTGGAACTTCGCAGAGGCCGCGGAAGGCAAGGATGCTACCCTCCTGCGTCAGCTGGGCGTGAAGTGGACGTACAAGGGCTTTACCTACATCGTGGACAACATGAACCCCCGCTACACCTTCGACGACACCAAGCCGACTGGTCAGAAGTGGGTGGAAGTTCCCCAGTATATCAAGGTGGAAACGACTGTTGGTAACCGCTATGTGCCGAACCCCGCGTACATGAACGCCCCCTACGAAGATACGATTATCTTTGTGAAGGACGTGTACAAGTCCCTCGTTCCTCGTCCGGTGTCTGCCTACGGTCAGGCCAAGTGGGACCCTGTGACTTACGCTGGTGAGCTGGTTTGGGTGAACAACAAGGACAACGGTGATAACTACATGGGTACGCAGGGCATGTTCATCGCGACGCTTTCTGCCGCTCCGATGCCTGTCTTCCCGCGTCACGGTGTAGTCATCCGACACATTCGCACGACCGCTGGCCGCGAACTCGTCGGTGCTGACGGTAAGCCCGTTGGCTCTCTGGTAAGTACCCCCGCGGTAGTATCTGGCCTCTAAGCCTAAACCTATAACCCTTAAACCGAGGCGGGCGGGATGAACCCGCTCGCCTCAATTTTTATCTGCATGAAGATTACGTATGACCCTGAAAAATTTGGAGACCTTAAACCGGGGGATGATGTTCAGCTCATGGGAGTTGGCGTTGTTTCAGATGATGGCAAATCTATTGAGATTGTTTCTATCGAGGACCAAGAAATAGGTGACGATGATAGCGACGACGAGAACGAGACCGAAGAAGAAACTGAATCTCCCAAACAGGAAACCGAAACCGAAGAAGCCGAAGAACTGGCAGAAGGAGCCGACATTGGTTCTATTATCGCCTCTGGCTTTGGAGCATAACTTTTTTAACTAATATGGAAATCGACGTTCCCACTACAGAACCAGTTGTCCTCGAATCAGGAGTTGAGAATACGCTCATTCCCAGCGAGGAAGGAGACTTTCTTATTACTATCACCAGTGATAGGGGAGTTCCTGTCGTCAAACTGACGGAGGACGAGAAGACCCTTGCCGAAGGTTCTTCCCTCGTAAACCGGGAGTTCAAAGCACATCTCAAAGCCGCCGGGGATTTAACTGTTACGGAATCTCTTTCGGGGACCGTATTAACCCTAGAAGTCCGTGCCGCAACACCTCTGGCGGTGCAAGCAATTCCCGTAGCTATGGGAGTTAAGCACTTGGTGTCTATTCCCACTAATCAACCCGAAGTTCTTTACTTCGGTATTGATGTTGAAAATAGTGTTCAAAGTGTATTAGTGAATGATGGAGATATTATTATACCTGCGTCGGATACTGCGCACATTCCCGTGAATAGGGGAATAACTTTAACTCCCCTTATTCATCAAGCTAAAACAGTAGCAACTCTTAACGAATAATAATTATGGCAGTAGTAAATCTTCCCATTCCCGCAGAGAATGCAACTATCGCTCGCGGGCAAATCTATCAGCTTACCGGACTGACCGAGACTACTCGGTATAAGTTTATTGTCACGTCTACCAAGTGCCCGCATGTGGTCATCGCGAAAGATGAGGCGTTGGAGCAGTTGGAAGCCGAAGGGTATCTTTCTGGTCGTGCTTTCTACTTCGCGACGGAAGGTGGTCAGACTAACGCGTACCTCCGCATCGATGCCCTTGAGGGCGCGGAGATTACCCTGACTATGAAGGCTGACCAAATTCCGGCCCCCGAAGAAGCAACTCTTCCCGCAGACTTATCACCTGACAAGTGGTATAGTATCGGTGATTTAGTCGCAAATACGGGATATGAATTGAAAGTAAGTGCGGAAGTCCCTGTAACTGTATTTGTCAAGACGGGAGATACCATTGCAGACGCAATAGAAGAACCTCCGTTTGTAACTGCCGCAGGGACCACTCGTTTCACTTCCACTGGCACGAAAGCGTGGGTGTACGTAGATGGAGCAGTAAAGGCTAACGTTGACATCGTAGCCGCGCAGGGGATTGAGGGTCTTACCGCTCCCCAGCTTACGACCCTTTCGGACACCGTTTCCGACGTAGCTCTTGTAGGTCCTACCCCTGCCGGATATTACCGCGTGGACTTCGTGACCGAAGCCGCCGCACCTGAATTCCAATACGATGGCAACATCACTATCCAGAACCAGAACGTAGTCCTTACCAACGTAGTTGGGGAAGCAGGGGCGCAAGGTCTTCTTCCTCTCGAGGCCGCGCAGGGTATTGTGACTGGTAAGAACCTTCGAGGAACTCTTATCTTTTCACAGGGGACTGCTCTTGGTGCGGGACAGCGAGCCGCCGTTGCCTCGTTCCAGATTCCTACGGGCGGTGATGCCGGGACCTTTAAAGGGACTGCGGTGATTACCTTCGTTGGAAATATCGCATAACCAATAATTAAACCTTGACGGGGCTGAACTCATGAGCTAAACTTTTATGGGTTCAGCCCCAAATTTTTACTATCATGGCACGTAAACGTTCTTCTAAAATCAATATTGAAAACTACGTCAACGGTTCTCCTATTACGCCGGGCGTAACCTATAAGCTGGGCGATGCCGACACGTACACCGCGTGGCTCCTTGCTTCCAGTTCTCCCTGTCTCTTCAAGCTTTCCGCTACCGCTCCTACTGACGAACTGTGGTCCAACATTACTCCGGAAGAGTTCATCATCAATGGTTCGGTTGCGGGACAGGTGATTGAGATTGCATCTCCCAACGGTAAGTACTTCGTCGTCCCTACTAACGCACAGGACAAGAACGCCTCCGTCGAAAGTGCACACGCGACGATTGCACTTCACCCGCTGGGGTTCGACTACGACCAAGAGTATCAGGTCCTCCCGCTGGACGGTGATGGTCCTGTCTCCGAAGGTTTCTACAAAATCTCCAACCTCGAAAGCGGTAAGCTCTACTCTATCAATGTGCATCCTGACTTGGGCGGCTTGATGGAAACGAAGCCTAATCCGGAATTCAGCTATGCGCTCTTTAGCGTAGGAGCCGACAACAATCCTAAGGCATTCCTCGCTGGCGGCAAGACTACTGACCAGCTGGTCTTTGTGGCAACTGAAACTTCTGCAATTCTTTCTCTCGGTAGTACGATTGAAGAAGCGGGCTACTTTGTCTCCATCAGAAATTTTAGTTTAGGCTCCGGTGAGGGTGGCGGTTCTGGCACTGGCTTTGACCCAGCTAGTGACCAGACAATCTCCGGGGCATGGAGTTTCACCAACACGGCGGGATTGGTTCTCGGAAACGAAGTTCCATTAGTTCTCGGACAAGGGGATGACGCGGTGAAAATCCACGGCGATGGTAACGGAGCCGCAGTCGTTGAGGGGACGAACGCTTCCCACATGGACGTTGCGATTCCTGTCAAGTTCCAAGGCTCTACCACTTTCGATGACAGCGTTTCCTTCGTCGCCGCTACTGGCGAGAAGATGAAGTGCATACTCTTCGGCAAGGAGAGCGGTCCTACGCGAGCCATACTTTACGAAGAATCCAACGGTTTCCTCTCCATAACTGACCCCAATAACGTCAACGATAAGACATTGACCATCGATGGGGCTGGGGACTTGTGGGTCTACAGAAATGAAAACCATAACGGGGTAGTTACGTTCAACGTCCAAACCCGTATGTACGGCACTATTGACGTGGGCGGGGTTCTGACGTTCCGCAAAACCCCCAATGCCAACGGCGGCGTCAACATCCCTCTGACCGTAGGTGCACCGACGGATACGGGCGCGGTCAACCGCTTTTATGCGTTGGGATTGGCTGGTGAGACGAACATCCTGACCACTAATGCTTTCCTCAATACGACGACCATTACCAAGACAGGGACTTCGACGGTGACCCAAACAGTCCCCTACCATTTGGCTAGCATTACGGTCCCCAAGGATACTCATTCGACCATTCAGGCGAAATTTGAGGTGAGCAACCCTCAATGGAATTATTCCAGTTTCTCCGGGTTTTCTTTCATTTGGCGTGCTACTGGTGCGGCAAAGTTGACCTTTGGTATTGGCCGTGGCGCGAAGACGGTTCGTTCCGACCTTTCCATAGATTCTTACAGTATTATCCCGGCGAACGATTTGGCGTACAATCAGGGCGAAATTCTGGATATTACCTTTGACAACGTCAGAGATACCCAGCGCAACGGTTATACGGTGCGGGTGCGTGAGATTTACGCACTCGATTCCACGGCGGGCTGGCAGGTGAAAACCACCACCAGCTTCATCCCGGCCAGTCAAAACGAACCCGTCCCTTGGACGATTGCCAAGGTTATTTACCAGCAGAACGCTTCGGCCAATATTGCCTCGTATGATAATCTGGGTGCACTCTGGCTCATGCTCACCGGAGGTCAGGCGAATAATCTGTATAAAATTGCCACATGCCGCGGCGTCTCCACTTTTGAGACTGGTGTCGGCATTTCCAGCTGGGTGACTGATGTGGTGAATAATTCGACTGGCAACATTTCTGTTTATGCAGGGAACGGAGAGTACACCTATTACCAGCCGGGAGGCACAAACCCGGTCTTTTATGGACTGGAAGCAATGGCCGTCGATGCCATTGAATCCGAGGAAGCCACGGATTTTGTGGATATTAACAACCCTATTGAACAGGCATGAACAACGCAGAAATACAAATTCAATTCCCACAGCCCGGCGACTGGACCAAGCTCATTATGAGTGTAATCTACGCGGACGCACTGGGCTTTACGCACCTTGACCAGTACAGTGAGACCACAGTTCCGGAGGAGCAGATACCTGCCCTCGCGGGGGCTATCGAGGCCATTGCCGCTCTTGACGAACAGTGGCAAGCGTGCCAAGTTTGGGCACGATTGGGAGATATTCCCTCCCCTTCCAGCCCGACGGACAAGTTGCCCGCAGTCCTTCTGACTGTCGAGGCTACCGGGGATTCCGGGGGTACAAAAATATTTACCCCTGACCAATATCCCCAGTTCGTACTCACCGATAGTGGTACACTATCCTTCTTTAACTTCTTCACAAAAGGATGATAATCATGAGCTTACTCGAACTTCTTGACTTACTTGGCTGGAAGCGCAAGTAGCACATCGCCCCGGAGGCTAACCCCTCCGGGGATTTTTATTAAAATAATTTCTTGACAAATAATAAAATTATTATATGGTGGTGGCATGTCCAAGACATCAAACACCAAACAGATAACCAAGATTGTTATTGACGAGGCCAATGGCTTGACACACGTTTATATGTCAGACCTTAGCCCGAAGATAGTTAAAGCCAATACCTCGGCCCCAACGAACATTCCTACCAAGAGCGAATTCTCTTTTCGCGATGAATCCGTAGAATCGCAAGCAGTAGTTGAGAAGGCCTTTGACGAAGTATTCCCGGAGGAAGATGGACATCCTCAACTGTTCTGCCCAATCTGCGGTGGTCTATTGAGAGAAGCACGTCGCGGCAACTACGTGTTCGTAGAGTGTATGAGTTGCGAATTAGCGGTGCTGGGAGATGACAGTGACGATTATGAAGAGGCGAAGGAAAAGGCATGGCTTACCGCCCGCCAGTTTATTGAAGAACTCCCTCCGGTTCTGCGTCTTCAACCCGGTTCCGAAATCCAGTACTACGACGGCATGTTCCATAGGCATACCGGAATCGTTGCAGGAAGAACCCGCGTCTCCATGCACATCCTGTTGGAGGATGGGCGAAGCATTGACCCCGGCAGGATAGTTGAATGGCCGTGGGGAATGGAGCAAGCCGAGTAACCATGAAGGAGAGCAAAATGAAAACGCCTAAATGCCCGTTGTGCGGAAATGAGATGCAGTTGCAGTCTGATGAAATATGTTCAGGGTATTACACACCATTATATTATTACGAGTGCATAGGATGTCCTCTTGCCACAACGCCAGCAGATACCGCAAAAGATGCCGAGAATCAGATAAAAGAGCTTATTTCCAAGTTCCCTCCTATCATGAGGGTCTGGCCCGAAGATACAGTAGTATGGAAAAATACTCCTGTCACGATTCTTGATAAGGACGTTCAGTATGGAGAACTGTTGGTGATAAACTCACAGGGAAGCAAATTCTTATTAGACCCACCGGATATTGAGAAATGGCCGTGGGAACTCAAACAGCAAGAACAATCATGAACGCATTGCATCTATCAACCACACAATACTTCGCGCTTGCGGGCCTTTTCGCGCTTGCGGGTGTAGCTCTCCGCGGCTTAGGAGGTACTGCCCTCACCAAGATGGCCGAGAGACTGAAAGCTCACTGGAAGCTCATTGGCATCGAGACCAATAGCTACCGGACGAGGGGAGGAGGATATACGCTCTACGAGCGTAGAGAAATGAAAGCAATGTATGACCGCATCTTTAATACTTCTATCTTGTGGACTATCGCAGGAGTAGTTGGAACGATTGTAGCCATCATTGTGGAGTGCCTCTTCATTCTTCCTGCCCCCTTCTTGCTCGTTCTCTCAATCATCACTGCGTGGCTTGCCGAAGGATTCTTCCTTATCGTGCTCGCTAACTATGTAACTGTGGGAATCTATATATGGATGACCCGCTATCAACTTTACCGCGAATACCCAAACATCAAATTCTAACCATGAAGAACAAATTAAAACTCGGAATGATTGTCCGCGTCGACGGCGGCCCTTGCGGTCGCGTCGTGGAAATCGACAACGAACGTTCTTCCTACCCGTACAAGGTACGCTATTCGGGAGGATTAGCGGAGTGGGCCTCTGCTAACCAGATGGAAGAAATTCTAGATGCGCCAGAAGAATCTGTCCGCGCTGGTTGCACTAACGCCGCCAAACCCCGGCGACCGTTCAAGAGAGGGGATAGGGTACAATTCGTTCCTCGTGGCTGGGTAAGCTACGATGAAGAGCCTACGCCCTATCAGGAGTACGCGGTTTACGATGATGAAGACAGCGATGGCTGGGTAGCTATCGATGGAGTAACCGTCAACTACTTCAACACCGTTATGTTCTTTGACCTTAAACTAATCGACTGACCATGACAATATTTGTTGGTATTACTGACATCCTCGCATGGGGTGCTATTGCTCTGTGCGCCCTCGCCCTATTCACCCTGTGGGTAATCGAAACCATTAAGAAGCACATCAAAAGAAAATGAACGACGAACCAAATTGTTGGACCTGCGCATACAGCAACCTCCCCGAAACCGCGGAACCCTGCGCCAGTTGTGACATGTACTTTAGCCACTTTGAACCCACGGAATCCACGGAACCCACGGACACCGCGGCAAGCGAGGATGCACGGAGGTGCTCCCTCTGCAAATTCCGCGATGTCCCGATAGTGCAATCCCCTTGCCGGAAGTGTGCACTCACTTCCGGACTTCCCTGCTACACCGTCGACACCAACAAGCTGGCGGCGACGGAGATGATGAAGCGGGAAGAAGCAAAGCGGAGGGAAGCCGAGATGGCTGGTCCTACCTGTCTGACATGTAAACATAAGGGGGTATCTATCGAAGAGGAACCCTGCATCTCCTGCAACGGCTATCAGAATTATACCCCAGATGAATCTGCGCGGGGGAAGCGGGAAGAAGAATTGTTGAAGCGGACCTGTGACACCTGCAAGTACAAAAATCTGGATAGGTCTGTGGAACCCTGTCACTCCTGCAACTGGTATTCGGACTTCACTCCGGATGAAGAGGATAAAGGGGATGAAGAGGATGTCCTCTCCCCCTGCTCCACATGCAAGTATGGGGACTTGCCCGGAACCGTGGAACCCTGTGCTTCCTGTTTCGACGAGGGGCTGGACCATCCATTGAACTACGAGGAAGCCACGGAATCCGGGGACGAGGGTTCCGCGGAATCCGGGGGCAAAGGAATCATGTCACAGCATATTGTTGATATGTTTACCGAAAGATTGAAGCAAGCGGCACTCCGGTTCGTGAACGAACGCAATGCCTATCCCCGTCCCTGCCCCTACTGTGGAGAAATCCCGGAGGTCGTGGAGGAAACCATCTACCCCGGAGAGAAACATTGCTATGTTGTCTGCAACGGGGCCAAGCACCTTCCCCACAGCATCAGCGTTCATGGTCGCTTCCGTGAAGAAGCGGTAGCCCACTGGAATAGCTTCGCAATAGATATAATCAGCCAAAGAAAATGAACAACCACTGGATAACCATTAGCGGAGGGGAATTCATCTTCCCTATTAACTCCATACTAATCGCGGAGGGAGACCTCGCCGCATAACATTTCATCTCATGAACCTACCATACATTGGACAAATTAAACAACTGCGTAACTTCCTTCTTGGAGAGAAACTCGTGTCCCCGGCTCTCCTTGCTATCCTCTCGGACACAGAGCTTATCGACAAGCTCATCGCGGATGGATTCTCCTTCGTCGTACCATATAACGGTGGATATACGACCGCGGATGAAATTCTCCTAATTCCCAATGACGCATTGAACCATGCAACGAAACTCTCACGCTAAACGTATGTACACATTAACTGGATTTCTTCTCGGTATTCTCTTCTACTACATCATCGAGAACAATAACGACAACGACTTTACCCCTGCATGAAGAAGAACAGTAGAGGACTAATCGTCCATCCCGGATTGAAACATCCACGGAGGCCACGGCATAGTACTCCCCCGGTAAAGAACATACCGAAGGGCTACATTGCCACCGGGGAGATTGCCGATAAAATCGGGAGAAGCTCCGTGTGGGTAATTCACGCCCTGAACCGATTGAAGGTCAAACACGTTCGTTGCGGTCACACCATGTACTGGGAAGGGGAAGGAGCCAATGAATATATTCAGATGCAGGTCAAAGGCCTATATGACAGCATCCCGGAAGGGTACGTTGATGTAGCTACCGCATTGGAATCTACGGGCTTGAAGTCTCCGGCGTATCTGACCACCCTATTCAAGCGGGGCAAGGTTCAACGTGTACGGTATCGTGATGATAGCGACCCTCGCGGTCGTAGGACACGATTCGCGTACAATCTGGTTGACTTGTTGTCCCATTTAGGTTTAGATAGCTCTGACGTATGAGAACGACCTACTCCACAACCAGAACAGTGCAGAAGGGCCAGAGCAATCAGCGAGCCTTGCTCGGCCTCCTTCTGAATATTGACCTTCTTGACCCTTCGCTCCCTCTCGACTATGTTCGTGTTCTTCTGTACATGCACGCCAATGGCTTCGAGCAGAAACATGAGAATCCGACAATAAGCGAGGCCACTCGCATCCCCGTATCTTCTCTTTACTCTATCCTGCGCAAGCTGGAAGAAAAAGGGTATCTTGAATACGAGGGAGTGAGGGGGTCGAGGAGACAGACTAAAAGTAAACTAACTCCGAAAGGTATCACTTTCTGTCGTGACATCTTCCGGCCACAAACAATATAATCAACGACATGGAAAAAAATAATCTCGATGAACAGGCAGAAGTCGCGGCCAAGCTCTATAGCATGGCTGAACTTCCAACCCCGTGGGACCAGCTCACCGCGGTAAAGAAGAAGCCCTACATGAACATGGCGGGCAAACTAATCAAGGGAGAGGCTGACATCTTTGCCCAGCTGACGGCGAAGTACTGTGTCCAGCTTGGTGTACCCGGCAAGTACAAGACTATCATCTCCGGGATTATTAGTGCCGCCCTTGGAGCTTTAGCCATGTTTGGAGCGTTGGGGCAGAGTAGTTGCACCTACGCGGATGTGAGTAAGGACCGCGCAGTTATCTGCAATGGAGAATCCTGTGTAATCGTTAGCCCCGGAAGGTTGACCTTTACGCAGGAACAGCCCAAGACGGATGCAGGTCCGGTAGTAATTCCCTCCAAAGAATACTGCAAATAATATGGCAGAAGAGTATCAAGAGATTCCACAAGCTCCTGACCTCTTTAATCATCCCGTACCCTCGGTTCCCGTGGGTACGGAGATGTTTAATGAGGCCCCGCCATTTGATTCAATGCCGGACCCGATTGCCCCAGTATACGGTGAGAGCGACATAGGAGTGTTCCATACCCCGGTATATAATGATGACCTCCTCATGCGCAACCGGGAAGAGAGCATGTTCGCCATTGTGTATGACCCAGAGGATTCCGGGCCTAACGCGGCGGTCATGTTTGTGGCCGGGGTTATTGTATCTGGAAGCGCAGTTTTTAACATAGGTGGTGCTCCCGGAAATTTACACCCCGTAGCCAGTGGAGAAAGGGCGCCCCTTGATGATGATATTATATGGTATCTTAACGTCAATAGAGATGATTATGGGCTATCTCAAGTAAGTAGTGTGCCATCGCCGGATGCCTTCTTTTCTCTTCCCGTAGCTCGAACTCGAAAAGGAACCAACGGGTACATTCAGCAATTACACAGAGGAGCCGTATTCATTGGTTCTGAATTTGTCTTTGGTCCTGCTTAAACCCCCCCCCACCCTCATGACCTACATCTATATATTCACTTACAGAAGAGACCAGCCAGATGCGCTGGAATGTGTACGTTGCGCGAGAAAAACTCTCCCTCATGCAGTTATTACTGTAGTCGATGATGGAAATTCCCCGTGTACGGAAGGCGCAGAAACCCAGTTCCTACAAGCTGGAGCCACACATTATGAGCGAAGCCAATTTAATCGAAGGGGAAATCTTAACGGTCCCGAATGTGTGCGAGGCATCCTCTCCTACCTAGCACAAAAGGCCGAAGACGAAGACATTGTGATAAAGCTAGATTCCGATACTTGTCTTCTGTCTGCGGACTGGATTGAAGACATGCTAGCGCAGGGGAAGAGCATGGCCGGATGTAGCTCACGCTATACTGCATGGAAGGACATTTACTATATACACGGTACGTGTTATGCCATGACGGGGAAGCTGGCAAAGCAAGCATTTCAGAAATCTTTGTCTTGGACAGATTGGTCAGAAACGGCTCCGGAAGATTTAGAGATATATCGACTGGCTTCCACTATCGTGGGAGAGGAAAACATTCTTAAAGAGTTTCCTTGGACGCCATCGACCCCTTCGGCGAGATGGACTGCATGGAACTGGATGAGCTTCACCGTAACCCCGGAAAAGTATAAACACTTTTCGGTAGTCACCTTCGGCATGATTATGCCCTCCTTCAAGCCAAGAAGTCTTCGTGCACTCTCTATGAAGGAGTTACGTGAATGTGTCTATCCTTCTGACAATTCAATGTAGCAGTACGACTGGCTTATCGATTTCGTACATCGAAATGTCAGGGCGTTAAACTCCCACGGAACCCACGGAACCCACGGCCAAATGGTCACAATGGGTTCCGTGGGTTCTCCGTTGTGTCATACCAATTAAAAATTTCTTGACCAGAATCTTCTTCTGTGTATGATGGCGGGCATGGACAACAACATCCATTACATCATTAGCGCGTATAACCCCTCCCTTCATTGGCCGGAGAGGGAATCAAACCTAATCCATTACACGGTCAATTATCTTAAATCCCTGCACATCCCCGGCGAGCGCATTACCGTCATGTCCGAGGACCTTGGCGTTCTTTCATGGGCCAAAGCGGAAGAGCTGAACGTTGCCCGCATCCCTGACGCACCCGATGAAGCCATCCTCTCCATCGCCGCAGAGCATGCGGGAATGGACATCATGGTGCTCGATACTCAATGCCCGGTGCGCGAAGCGGACCTTCTCGACGTTATGGCTAGCCAGATAGCTACCGAGAAGGATGTCATCTTCATCTCCGCATACATGGGATTGAAGCGGACGAACGTCGAAGACTACCCTGCATGGACCAGCATAGTTGATGGTAGTGTGTGGGGGTTCCGGCACGATAGCGACCTGAAAGCCATTAAGAAAATGAGAAGTATCTATTATGTCTATCATGACGCGTTCGCCGGACACTTCGGAGTGAGCCTCGACTACCAATACGACAAGGAGGTTCTTGACATCGCCGTGAAACGCGGCTGGGAAAAGAGCGCAAGCACCGCTCCCTGCTCTGCGGATTATCCGCGCCGCGTGCAGATTATGGTTGACAAACCCAAACATAATATCTAATCTTCATTCACATCATGAACACAAACCAATTATATTTTGACGGAAGCCTCGGACAGTTTATTCGCAAGGCGAACTACGAACAGGTAAGCGTAAATCCCACGTTGGAAGTTCAGCACGGAATGTCCTCTCTCATCCTCCCTCTCGGTGCGGGATTTAAGGGAGACCTCCGGTTTAATTTCTCCCATGCCTCTGCTCTTCTTGTCAACGTCTCCCCGTCAAGCCCCTTTGCATGGAAGATTCAGTTAGCCCCGCTCAATGCCGGAGGAGTGCCTGTATGGAAGACAGTCGCGTCTGGCATGACGTCCTCGGTGAAACCCGGAGGCACTGCTGACACCATTATCCTTCCGACCGATATATTTGAATTAGACCCTGCCGAATATCCTGTCGGGACCTACTGGATGACTGTTGAGTTCTCCAATACGGTTGACTGGACCCGCACCTTCCCCTTCACTCTTCAAATCATCTAACCATGCAACTAGATTTAACTCACATCCTGCAACTCTACCCCGTCCTGAAGGTCCTCCATTACCAGACAAGGGAGGGATTCCACCATGAACGATACGATGATGCGGTAGAAGAATTGGGCGGCATTGCCGACAGTTTCATTGAAACCTATCTCGGATTACATGGCCGCGACTGGACGGTAAAGCCCATGTCGGTGCGCCCCGTGTTGCCCGATACTACTACCGAGTGCATTATCCTGTACAGAAATGTCATCCTACATGACATCGTTCCCTACCTCTACACTATTGCGGAGAATGAACCCGCGCTAAGAAAACTGGCAGAGGACTTCGAGCAGAGTGCTCAAAAGATTTACGGACTACTGAACAATTACATCTAATAGAACCCATGCCTACAACAACTCGCATCCGAGAATTTTTCCTCTGCTCCGACGGCCCGGAGAGCAACCCCGAAGTAATAGCCACGGTACTTCCAAGGCTTGACGGGGTTTGCTCCCGCGCCCGGTCCTTGACGTGGGGCGTTATTGCCTATTCCCTCTCTCACTTCAACCTGCCCTTCGGTGTTGCCTTGGAGAACATGAGGAACGGTTATTGTGCCCGCGTCGTAGGAACGTCTACTGGGGAGGAAACCGAAGATGGGGATGAAGCCGCCGACGTTACTCCTTGGTTCATCCTGCAATCGTTCAAGACCGAGAGCGGCGAATGGGACTACCGTTTCATGGCGTTGGAACCAATAGAGGCAGGAGCCGCCATTGATATGAAGAGGGATTATCTCCTTCCCGATGGATGGTATAAAGTCGGAGAAGAGGTAACTCTTCGCAACGATTTCATCGCCTCCTTCTGTTGGGAGATTGCCATTCCCGGCGACCCCTCAAAAATAGAAACCGCAAACGTATAGACAAATGGAAAAGACAACAATTATTGACTACCCCGAAATGGGAATTATTCAGGTAAAGTATAGAGGGGCAACTCTGGTGGAAGTCTTCTATTGTGATGACAATGAAGACGAGGATAAAGTCCAATATCTTACCCGAGATAGCGCATTGGAAATAGCCCGTGGCTTTGTTCGTAACCTTTTTGGCTATAACGCAGTCCAAACTACGGATGGCATGAGCCTATTTCCTAAACACACTCCAATTCAAGAATCATGACCAACGAAATTAGTATTGTAGATAATAAGAGAGTAGGAATCCTCAAGGTGAAATATGATGGAGATACCTTTGCCATCTTTAATTATTGTCGGGAGGGAGACGAGAAGGAACAGTGTTATCCCACGCGCGAAAGGGCGGTAGAAATGGCGAAGATGGTTGCCCGCCATCTCATCCACGCGAATCCCGTTATGACAGAAAGGGGCATTGACCTTTACCCGACAGACTGTACAATCCAAGACGAATAAATCATGAACGACAAAGTAGCTATTTTAGAAGACAAAGGATTTGGATTCTTCCGAGTAACTCACTGTGGAAGTGTCACTGCAGATTTTCTTTACTGCACTGGCTCTGGTGAACAAGGATATATGACACGAGATTCCGCAAAGAAACTGGCAACGAAGATTGCCCGCTACGTAGTTAGCAGAGGGACAGTTTGTACCATCGAGGGAGTATCACTTAACCAAATCTATTTCAACATCGATGACTGACGATTCAGATACCCGTGTTTATGACCTCCCTACTGGCGGAATGTTCCGCGTCAGGCACAGAGGAAGTTGCGTCGCCGTTTTCAACTATTGCGTGGCAGATGAAAGCGGCTTCTTCACCAAGAAGCAAGCTAAGAAACTAGCCATCAAGCTCGCCCGCAAAATTGAGAAGAGCACGGTCATAGAAACAAAGATGGGAATCAAACTTAAAAGGAACAATACTAATGACTGACACTCTAAATATTACCACCGTAGATGACCCCATTGTCGGATTTTTCCAGGTCATGCTTGAAAACTGTTGCGTTGCCGCCTTTTACTATTGCACGGAAGGCGAGGAAGGACATTTCACCAAGAAGCAAGCCAAGAAGCTGACCGAGAAGCTAGTCCGCAAAATTGAAAATAGTACGACCATCAAAACCAAAAAAGGATTCAAACTTAAAAGGAACAACAATGACCAACGATAAGTATCTACTGGAAACCTTCTTAATGGAATACCCGCGAGCAGGAATCATTGCGGTGATTCATCGAAACTACCGTATTGCCATGTTCACCTATCACAGGAGCGAGGATGAGAAGGGACTTCCGACAAAGGACTGCGCCCTCAAAATGGCAATCGAACTTCGTGACAAGATTAAGAAATGCACGACGGAAGAATCCGACACGGGGATTACCTTCGTCGAAAAGGAACAGCCAATCTTCAATGACTAACAAACGCAGATTCAAAAAGGGAGACCTTGTTCGGTTCATCAACACAGGAAGGCATCCAGAAATATGGGAGAGCCTAGCGGAGGGTTCTTTAGCGTATGTTCAAAGCGGGGAAGATAGAAACCACTGCATCCTTATCAAGACCGAGGACAACGAAGGGAAGTGGTATCCTTTCTATGAGTTTGAGCTAGTGGAAGAGACCGAACATGAAGTCTTCGTCCGATACACACGGGACGAGGCTATCATCCTCTTCAACTATCAGCCCGTTCTCCGCATACCTACCCGATATAAGCTGGGCGACCAAGAGGTCGATATGTGCGAGGAAGTAGTGGACTGGGCTAATCAAATCGTTGAGGACCTTAACGAGCATGTCATATTACCTGACGTAAACGAAAAAGAAAAGAAATGAAAGTAGAACCCGGAAAAGGTAAGAGCAGATTTAAGTACGGCAACATCGTTCGCAGAGTAGATACGGGGAGATGTGGGACCTGTGGAGATAGCATCCCCGTCGATTCTATCCTTCGGGTATTGTCCGACGAGGATGATGCTGGCGTCGTTCGTGTCCATTACCCGCAAGGGGATGAAGATGAAGAGATACAGGAGGTCATGTGGTATGAAATCGAACTCTTACCCACGGAAGCCAAGGTAGAAAAAGTATGCTCGAATATAATTCGGGTTATGTTGGATGGCTACGTTGTCGCAAGCATTACCCCCGAAATCCCCACCCCATTGGGTACTCTTCACTTCGAAAGCTGGGCCAGAGAAATTGCCCAGTCGATGGCTAACATCATTAACCTTCAAATCTCACATGGGAAGCTAACCCCAGATGGAATCAAAGTAGAAAGAAACCGATGACAAGGAAAGATAAGATAAAGGAAATACAGAAGTGGGCGGGAACTACGCCCGATGGTATCCTTGGTGATAAGACCATTGATGCTATATGGAAGAAGATACAACCCACGGTTTCCGTGGAACCCGATGAACAACCCAACGATTCCCCGGAATCCGCGGCATACGTGTCCCCGGCAGAGCTTGTCCGCAAGGGCATGGCTAAGAAGATTCTCAACATGGAGGACTACAAGATTACAGGTCCCGATTCTCTGCGCGTAACTCGCCTCCCCTCCGGTGACGGCGGCGGCAAGTGGGAGATTGCAGGTATCTGTGATGGGATTGAACCTAAGGAATTCAATCTAATCAAATCCATGTTGGACCGGGGCGACAGGGATGCGGCATGGAGTGAATGCCTCCGCTATGTTCTCGCCAATACGGAACCACTAGTTGACAAGGGAGTTGCAGGAAGCTACGCCATTGAGTTCATGCTTCGTGACATGACCTTCAACATGGGTGTGGCGGGAACGACTAAGGTTGTCCAGCGCATGCTCGACATTGGTATTGATGGCAAGTGGGGGAAAAATACCCAAGCCAAATGGACAGATGCCATTCAATCATGGGATGAAAAGGAAGTTCTCGATTCGCTGGACCGTGCTTGTCGTGCCCGCTATTGCTCCATTGTAAGAGCCAATCCAGTGAAGGCGAAGTTTCTCTCCGGCTGGTCCAACCGATGCAATGCACGGCTTGCCTACGCTCTTACTCTGTTGTCAAGGAAATAAACAGGGAATTTTCTTGACCCGTTAAACCCCAAATGATAACATGGCGGCAAGGTAATTCCTTGCCGCCGTGTTTAAATTCGTCGCACAGCTAAACACCATTGACGGCAACGTGTGGACTTTGCTTCTCACTCGTATCGTCGATGAAATGTCTCCCGCATATCTCGTATTTGTGGGAGTTATTTACGTGGCAGTAAAGCTGGCGTATAAGTACATCTCAAAAAAGATAGAGTTTAGTCTTGACAAGGAGAAGTCATTTCTCATACTATTGCAAGAAGCTCTAAGAGTTATATCCGAGTTGGATGATTCTCTAGACCAACTACATGGAAAAATAGACAATCTACGAAGCGACCATGAAGAGATAATCGACCGCGCCTTCTGCGCTATCTCGCAACAAGATACACTCCCCTCCGACAGAAATGAAACTATTCAATCTGTTCCGAAAAAGCCACGAGCAGGAACAACTCGAAAACGAGTTGACCCAGAATCTTAATCAATTACAGGAAAGCATCCGTGCGTGTACTGAAAAACTCCGCTCAAGGAATCGGTTCTATGCCTCCCTTCCTATTGGTCGCGAGGGTGAGCTGAAACTGCCCAGAAACCAATGGGCCTATTTTTTACGGGGGAAAGTAGGAATTCGTTATGACGGAGAAACCCTTACCTCTTCGGTTACACAGGTTAAAACTCGTGAAGAAGTTCAACTGCCAAGAATTATTGACGCGGAGAGAAGCCATAAATTACTTGTCATACGAGGATATGTTATTGACAGGAGAACAAACCGCACCTATTATCGGGGCGAGACAGTAAGTTTTCAGCGGGGAGAACCAATGCAATTAACGTTGAACGGGCATATTAGCATGATGTGGACACCCCCGCTTCCCGATGCAATTATGCCGTTCTATCAAACCAATATACATGGCCTTGATTCCTAACACTCCGGCCTCCAACCCACAGCCTCCGACGATACCCATTGGAACCACGGATTCCTCGTGGCGCAATGGGTTCAGTCCTGACAGGCCAATGGGTGAGCCGATAATTAACTTTCCCACTCCTGTGGTAAAGAACGTGATGTTCTTCGTTGAGAGGATTGCCAAGAATCCCAGCGAGATTACCATTGAATTGGGAACGCCGTTCGTACCCACCGCGGGTACGACCTTCCTCCCGTTCATGCGGGATGCAGTTCTCGTGCATGTCGAACCCGTCAATGAGGCGGCGAGACAGCATGTTTATCGTTTCTACTACATGGTCCCGCCGGAACAGCAGTTCCGATATAACATTCAGGACATGAAGAAAATCCGTGACGGCTATACGTTGAAAGATACTGCCGCTACGGGTAAGTTCATGGGTCCGGATGCAGACACGGAAGAGTTGAAGGACTTCTACGAGATTACACGGGAATGGGTGGAACCCACGGATTCCGCGTATGCCCCGCTCCCTCTTGGCTCGTTTGACCCCAGCAACGAAAAGCTTGACCCTGACTTCTATGACCAGCATTTCTACACGGCATACGATGCCCAGCTGGTATATGAAGAAGTAGCCCAGTTCGAAGAGGAACACCTGCGCAAGTACTTTCGTAAGGTCATCCGTGTGTATAAAACCCTGCCGGGACCTGTGGTTAAAGAGTTCATCCCCTACAATATATGGCAGAAGGGGGATACGGTGTGGGATGAAGGTGGTCCGGGAACGAACCAGCCCGAATCTGAATGGGTGGCGCAGACTGCAATTAAGTTATCGAGAGAGGTCTGGGCCGCGCCGCTTTGGCCCGTCGATGGTGGAGGGAAGGAACCGGGTCAGGCCCGCATTCCTCACATGCCCCTCCTTGAACTGGACAATAAACCCGCTAGTGCTGGCTGGGACAAGGGCAGTTATCCGAGTACGCAGATGTACACCCTTGTATCTATGTACAAACGGAACAGTAACATTGCGGAGAAAGAGGAACAGAACAGCCTCTCCGGTAATTGTTGTAACCCTGATTCCCGTTTTGTCCGGTGCATCAACACAACCGTGACGACTAGCCAGTCCGTTGACTGGACAGCGAACGGCGATGTCCCGGCGGTTGACCCTCCCGACCCCGGCGAGAACTGTAGCCAATGGCGTGTAGATTCCTCTGTGGTGGTCCATGAAGGATATAGCCACAAGGAAACGCGAAAGAGTTGCACCACCTACGACCAGATTGACGAGTTCTGGGAATCCTCGTTTGATAGGATAACCAATCAGGTCTATCCCGTACTGCGGAAGATTGTACATAATCCGAGCACTGACTTCGACACTGATTGGCAGAAGGAAGGATTCACCAAATACACGGATGCCGTGGGCAATACCTACTATGGCCGGAAGTTGGAGAAGCCTGTTACGCTGGTTCCCGTCACCGTCCCTGACACGAGGTGGACCACTATTGAAAATGTGGAATCTTGGGACCTGTCGGTTCAAGAAGATTCCGTAATCCCTACCGAGATACTGGGCATTCCCTATTTGAACTATGGTATAAACGACCCTAACAACCCTAACTTCCAAGGTTTTATGGGCGTTAGCGGGATTCTTAGTGCTCAACCCAACGGTTCTAACTCTGACAGGGGAGGAAACTTCGGCATCTATTTCCGTGATAAACGATTGTGGAACCTGTATATTCAGAACAGCTATCCTACAACTTATCCGCCGGGGACCTTCTGGCTTGACTACGCATACTTTGCCGTCAATCCGCAAGGCCCGTGGTACACCGAAGACGGACAGGTTAGGGTAGATATGGAGATGGCTATTCAGTCCACCCTGTATGCCGAAATTGTTACGAACGAAACTTGGACCTTCCCCGTAGGAAACGCCCAAGGGCTTACCTTCTTTCAACGTGACACTTCGTATACTTCTGAAATGATGTTCTCCGTAGGGTCGCTTCCTTCCGGGATACAGGGGGCATATCTGGACATCCAATACGGGCGGCTTAACCTAGTAGTCATAGCTAATCCCAGAGGGTCTGCAATCAATGGCACTATTCCCATTCTGATTAACGGTGAGAAGGCGTTCGACATTGACGTAGAAACCGTGGACCTAGATACGCAAAAGGTTCTTACGGTTCAGAGCACCACTGCCGCTAAGCAGGAATACCATGCTGGGGATTATGTTCTCAATGCGGATGTAGTCAATAAACTGACGCTATCCTACAGTGGGCAAAAGTTTCCCTATTTCCAATTTAATCTTACCCTGTGCGCACTTACGGGGTCTACCTTTAAGAAGGTCGCGACAAGTGATAAGATTCAACGCGTCGTCCTGCGCCAATGGGTGAACCCCTGTTACGCCGTAGATAGTTACATGCAGGTTCCGGGAATCGGGTACTACAAAAAATATACCACGACGATGAACTACAGTTTCCCTGCCGTGTTCGGTGCGGTTAGTTGGGTTCCGTGGGATACGAGGCCCGACCTCTCCGGTAGACAGGAGGGCAAGTACTTCCCGCAGACCCGGATGATGAGGGACAGTTACTCCGGCCCCTGCACCGCCGTGGTAGAGGAAGCCTTCTCCCCTGACGGAACATGGCCTAAAGGCTGGGGCCTTGGGACGTCGGTACAGTTCACGACGAACAGTGGGTATTTCTCTTCGCCGCTTTGCGATTACCGTCTGCCCGCATGCCTCCACGGCCCGCTGGCTATAACCGTAACCATTGGCAATCAGGACGCCAAGTGGCTTCCCGGCGCGTTTAATACGAACTTTCCGGCGACTACCCACACAGATTGGAAACCCGTGACCTCCTATTACGCATCCCCGTGGAACGGGGGCATGATGTGCAAGAAAGTAACCATTTATCCACCCAGTTAAACTTATGGCATTTATTACCAAATCCTATTTGACCTATCGCAATGTTTGTGACGAGCTTTGTATGCTTATCACAAACCAGCCGCCGTCCAAGTCCAACGTCGACTTCCGTCGTATATTGAAGGAAGCGCAGAACCTCCTGCTGAACGAGGCCACGGTATCCCCGGATTCCGTGGAAACCTTGGACTTTGAAGGAATCCCTCGCGGGGGTTCTATCTCCCTGCCCGAAGAATATGATAGTATTGTCGAGGCATGGACACCTAGTGGCAAGAAATACAACATCATTGACCGGGCCATGTTCGAAAGCAACACTTGGTTCCGTTCCGAATATCCCAAGCACGACAGCGGCTATCATGCTATCATGCTGGACATGGGGCTGAATGAACAGAACCTCCGCACCTATTCTGTCCTGTCGGGCAGTAACGGCATCAACGATAACCCTACGAGCAACGTCATGACGGTTTCGGCACGGTGCGCATTGCGCGGCCTGTCCCTCAACATTTATGATGACGCGGCATGGGAGGACAAGGAGGTTCGTATCTACCCCGGATGTCTTCCCGCATTGAAGGCGATGATGCTGGCCGTGGTCTATAACGAGCAGGGCAATACCCAAATGGGGACGGACAGCTACGGCCTTGCCGTCAAATACCTGAACGACCACCTGCGCAAATATCGTCAGGGCACATATCAGGCTCCAAACATTATTCAGAACGGTGGCATCATGCAGTGCCCCGGACTTAACCTCATGTAATTATGGCGACCAAACGTACAGACATATCGAGCGAGACGAGCGCGAGCGGGGGCATCCCCGCCGCCAAGTCCATTAAGCAGAAGACGATGGACGAGGTGCTTCCGAAGACGAACCCCGACATCCCTCTCCGTCCAATGAATAACAACGACCCGAACAAACCCGTCGACGCGAAGGAGATGAACACCATCGCCGCGGCCAATAGTAACCACGGCATCAAGAATCCCCCGGCATCCGCGGCTCCCGCGGCGGCCCAGTCGCCTAGTCCCTACGGGCGGGGGATTACTGAACCAGCAACGCCCGGAGCGGTTGACCCTAACAGCGCGGCCTACGCCGCCCAGCAACGGGCGACCTATGCGGCGGGCATGCAACAAGCCGCGGCGGGGAAACTCTCTGCGGAGGACAGGCTCATGCTTCGTGGCGTGGACCAGAACATAAGCCGTGGGCAGATGCCTGTCATATCTCCGGCTATGCCGACGCAAGCGACGGCTACACCCCGGCAAGCGACGGCCTCCGCTCCAACCAGCCCCGACACCTCCACGGCTGGGTTCTATGCACATGCGGAGAAGATGCTTGGCCCGGATAAGTTCAAGACATTCATGTCCATGCCGGAAGCGCAGAGGAACGCGATATATAGCAAGTTTGTAGAGAGCCGGACCAAGAATGCGCCTGCCGCGGGAGCTACCGCGGGAGCTACCGCGGGAACCACTGCCGCCCCCTCTGGCTCTAGGTTCCCCGCCTCTGCTCTCCCCTCTGGCAATGCTCCCGTACCCACGAGCATCCCGACGACTGCGGGTACTGGAACTGCCGAGAGTATGCTACGAACCTTGAGGGATGATACGGCCAGTCCCGAAGCAAGAGCACAGGCGCAAACATACCTCCGCGTCCGAACCATGTACGCCCAGCCGGAAAAGTTTGGTAAGGAGATTAAGACCCTCGAAAAATTGGAACGCGCCAAAATAAAGGAACTTAGCAACATGTTCAGGAATCGGCTCAACATCCGGGACCCCCGCTTCGCCCGCCAGTACGCCCAGTATCAGGCCCTGCGGAAGAAAGACCCGCAAGCGAAGCTCACCCTCTACACTGAACTGATGAAGGGACCGGAGTTCACTCACTTGGACTTCCGAAAATAAATTTGACATAATACATATTTCACTTGACCCTCGCCCCACTCATGATAGGATGTTGAAGACCCACATGAGTGGGGCAAACTTATTATACTAATACTCAACAAACATGGCTATTGACTTTAGTACCGCCAATATGTCCGACTTCACTCCGACGTCGGGAAGTAGTATCGCGCGCGAACAGCGTGCCGCAGAAAGGCACGCCGCGTGGCAAGAGACGCAAGCGCAGAAACAGCAGGACCGAGAACAGAAAGCACTGGACCGTGAGCAAAGGTTAGCGGAAAAGAGACAGACCCGTGCCGAGAAGGGAGCGACGGCGACCGCAGACTATGACACCTTCCTCTTTAAGTCTGTTGATGACTTTGCGGAGAAACAGAAAAAGGATGCGGAACACGCGAATAATGTAGAATGGCAAAATAAATCCCGCGCCCATACGGAACAAGAATGGAAAACCGCCGAGGAAAATAAAGCCCTCGACATCTTGAACAAAGGAAACCGTGGGTACAGCTTTGAGGGAATCGACTACATGAAAGACTATGTAGACCGCGGGGAAGATGCGCTGGTTGATTTGAAGGCCGCCGCTCGTGGCGATAGCGAGGCCATTAAGAAGCTTGCCAACAATACGGGAATTACCGTTGTGTCTTCTTCCGAGCTTACGCCTACGCACTCCGCCTTCTTATCCCGCTCTGGCTTCGGAAGTGGAGAAGATGGGAACCCCGTGGTAACGGAAAAGTTCCTCGCCATTGCCGCGGACAGAAACCGGAACGCAAAGGCGGTGGCCAAAGGTATTGCCAACACAATGGAAAAGGCCCGGAAGGATTACCTCAACTCGAATCTAGATGTTGGAACAGGTAAACCTACGGCACAAGCCATCGAGACCGCACCTATTGCTTACACCGCGGAGGAAATAGAAAGCGTCATCAATACGATTAGGCGCGAAGACATTGGCAACTATCGTGCCGCTAAGGCTCTTTACGACAAACACCGCTCTTCTTCGACGGAGGGCATACAGAAGAAAACCCCCAGCCAAACGAGCGTGGGGGAGCTTGGCGTTGGCGAATTCTCTGATTCAGCACCTTCATTTACTGGGAATGTTTTTGCTGAACTCGCCAACCTTTCCAAGTCTCCCAGCAAAATGTTCCAACTTGTCCGCGACTACGGGGATTACCTTTCCCGGAGTACGGAAGATATTGAATCCCCGGAATCTGCTACAGCGTATGCGAAACAACTCCATACAGACCAAGCAAAACTCATTTCAAAAAAAGAAAAACCTGTTGATGATAGGATTCGTGAACAGATAGAAGCCGCAGATAAAATCGTAAGACGCCTCGAAGAGGACTACACTGGCCTTCCCTATCTCGAACTTCGCGACGCGCTTCTCAATCCAGAGGCCGCGGCCTCTGCCCTTCTGTCTTTAGTCCCCGGTGCTGACATGGACGCAATACGTGCACGGGCAAAGGTCATTGCCGAGGAAGTTCGCCGCCAGAAGGACCGCCCTCTGACCGTCGAAAACCCCGAACAGATTGGCATGAGTGAGGCTATACTGGAAGCCGTGGCCACAAGGTTTCCGGGGGTTCCAAAATCTGCCCTGCGCCAAGCGGGAGTAACCAAACTGATTCAGGACTATACCGCCAAAGCCACGCCGAAAGGCACTCTCATGGATGCAGTCAAAGGCGCACTGGCTAACTACCGAAGCACGGCGGGACAAATTGCGGACGTACTTACCTTCCAACCGGATAATAGTGTGGGTAAGTACGCTGACCCAATGAGTTTGATGGAATGGAGGAAGGGAACGAAGCGTGGCACATGGCAGTATGGCGTGCCGGGCAACCATGCCTTTGAAGTCGGACCGGAGAGGTTGAAGGAGTACATGGACCAGTACCATATTGGAAGTACCCGTGACGCTCTCAACTCTCTCTCCCATGCCGCACGCATGGGTGACTTGGGCGTTGGCCGTGGCAGTCTCTTTGCGTACAACCCGCACACCAAGGAAGTTGATACGAACGCCACACTCGAACTGAACCCCAATGCTCTCTACAATGATAAGCTGATGGACCAGAGCATTGAGGCTCTCCGTGCTAGTGGCGCGGACGAAGGTCTCATCAATCGCACCATTGAGAAGTTCCAGAACCTCCGCAAGAAATCCGCACAGGAACTTGTGAAGGACAACATTGCATTGGACGAGACGCTGGGGACGCTTCGCGATACGTGGCTTGGCTCCGGCTTGCAGTTCAACCCTATCTTGACTGAATCCATGAAGCATCTGGACAAGCACCTTTCCTTCAAGAATTTTTACAACGAACAGAAGGAAGCGGGCAAGAGCGACGAGGACATCCTCTCCGCATGGCAGGAGAAAGGGCAAGACACCATCAACTCTGTTCTCCGCGGGTTACAGATAGGTACGCACAAGGCAATCGACCTTGGGACGGGCGCCGCCTATGGTGCTCTTCTCTTTGCACAGAATGCAGTGGGCAGTCGTGCGGCGATGGAACATACCCGCACCCTCTGGGACCAGCTGAACAAAAAACAGGAAGCGGAAGCTGAACTTGTTCGAGGCAATATCCTTGCGGACTATACTGCGGAGATTGCCAACCTCGGCTACCAAATGGTAGCAACCGCGGGGGCTGGTAAAGTTGGCGGCCTCGCTGGCCGTGCACTGGAACGTACCGCGCTCAATAAATTCATGAAGGCAACGGCTAACGTCGTAGCGAAGCGGGCAGAAGCTCTTGTCCCTGCCGCCCGTCCGGGATTGGCGGGACGTTTGAGTGGAACTATTCAGCGCAACCTTGACAACCTTGCGGCGTTGAACCTCGAACGGGCAGGAGCCGGAGCCGGGGTAAATCTTAGCATCATCTCGCAGGTTGCACCGAATGCTTACTCCGACATCTTCTATACCATTTATGATAGGGAGATGGAAGGGAAGGAACCGACTGCCGAGAACACGAACAGGGCACAGAGCATTGCCAACATGCGTGCTCTCTTTGGCGCGGCTCTCGTATCTACTGGTAGTACTCTCATCAACAACCGCGCAGGTATGGATTCCTTCATGCGTAAGATTGTTGGGGCTAAAAACCTTCGCGGTCAATCTCCATTCCAAACTCTTGAACGGAAGATGGCCGGATGGAGAAGCAAGCCATTTAAGGAGATGAACACGAAGGAAAAGACGTTTGCCGTTGCTTCCTATCTGTACAGCCAGAGCAAGGCCGTAGTGGAAGGAGCCACCGAAGAACTGGCAGACGAATTCCAAGAATGGGCATTTACCGAACTGGTGAAGAACGGAGAAATCTCCGAATCTTCTATTGCCACTACTGACCAAGTGATTAGTGGGGCTATGAAGATTGCTTTCCTCGGAGGTATCGGCGGCTACGTTGGTAGCCACTTAGCTGGTGAAGGGAACATACGTTTCCAAACCGAAGCCGCTCCCACTCTCGATGTAAAGGATGCTACTTCCATGCTACCGGATATTACGAAAGATGCGAGCAACATCATCGAGGAAACGGGCAAAGCCATTACCAAAAACAATGTGCCGGAAAGCTTGGTAGAAACCGGAAAGAAGGTTATCGAGATTGCCGGGGAGAAGGGGGATGCCGCGGAAGTTGCCCGCGAATGGGTGGACAAATCCATTGCCCATGAAAGTCTGGCAGTCTCCGATGAAACCCGCAAGGCGTGGGTGGAAGGAGCAACCCGTATGGGCATCAGCAACTTCACCCAGTTCCGCAACCTAGTGGAACGGGCCTCCGAAATATATACCTATGAGGGCAGTGCCGCGGCAAGCTCATTCATGGCAGAAGCCATTAACGACCTGCCCAATACCCTGTCATTCCCAAATAAGGAAAACCTCGACACCATGCGCACCATGTTGTCCGAAGCCCTTGATGCTATGGGAGACCGGGTTCAGGTTATCGAAGTAGACGACGACCTGTCCATCATTACTACAGGGGACGAGGACCTTGATGCCGCCATTAACGTTATTAACGGATTGACGGAAGCCGCGGCTACCACGGAACCCAAGGAATCCCCGCAAGCGACGGCTACCACGGAACCCACGGAATCCCCGGTAGCTATTGCCCGGAAGGAGAGGGACAATGCTATTGCCCCCGTCACTGCTATGGTAGAGACGGGAGTAGTTACCCCAGAAGCTACCGCTTCCGTGGATAACATGGATGCGGCAATCGCCTCGTTCGATAGTAATACTGGTGCGTGGCTCTCCTATGGTACGCCATTGGAGCGCGGCGCGAAGCTCGTCTCCCTGAACGAGATGACCGGGATTAACGCCCCCATGATTACCAGCAACACGGGAGAAACCATTGTCATCGCTCCGCACGCAAGCATGTACAACACAGGTGAGGGAGGGACACCCAGCACCAAGTGGGGAGACAAGGTCTCCGCTCTCAATCTCCCGACGGATGGGACTGGCGCAAATGCCTACGGCATCCTTTCGGACCTTCAAGTTAATGCTTCCCCCGCACAGGCCGCGGCCATTGATGGAGTGCTCCGCGCACTGCATGCCGCTGGTTTGGACGTCGCTATCCGTGCAACCAATGCTCCGGCGAACATCTCTTCCCCCGCCAGTATCACCTACATGAACGGCACGGACGGGAAGCTTGTCGGCGGTGTCATTGACCTGTACGTGAACCGGGATAACCCGATTGAAAGCGTAACGGGAACGGTACTACACGAAGTCATCCACCTCATTGACCGTCATCTTCGTACCACCAACACGGACTATTCCCAGCGGATGGATAGGATTAGAAGCGCGATTGCAGAGAACTACAACAACATTGTCGATAGTCTCTCCGCTATGTATGACGCTAGCGTGGACATCAATGAGATGAACGCCATCGCCGCGCTCGCTTCCGACCTCAACTATGGTCTCCGCGGCCCGGACGAATTTGCCAGTGTCGCGTTCTCCAATCCTGTCATGAACTTCATGGTAGCGGAAGCTAGCGGAGACAATATCACCATCACGGATTTGGCTCGCTATGCCGAAGCGGCGGGAGGCCGGAAGCCTATTCATGTGCGCCTCGTCGAATGGCTTAAGGATTTGATTAGGGACGTGCGACAAACTGCGGACGATATGGACGGAACCACCGCCGCAGAACGCGTGGCTGAATGGGATTCCTATGTGGCCCGCGTCGCGGACATGGCCCCCGGCAAGTGGTTCGATATGCCTCGCACTCCGTCGTGGAAGGTAGACGATACGGATTATACTATGGGCAACGGGGTAGATTATTTTAACCCGATGGCCTATGAGACTGACATGACCCGGAGACTGTCCTTCGGTCTTGGCGCAGAAATCATTGGCACGAAGGCCGGGAACTGGGTAACTAGTATTAAGAACGGATGGCTGGGTGCAACCAAGAACTGGGACAAGGCTGGCATCAATGTTAAGTCCGAGGAACAGAAGCTGGTTGTGCTGGAACAAATGGCCAATGTTAATGCGGCGTATGAACGCAGTATTAAACGCATTGACAAAATCGGCGATATGCTTCAACGCCGTGCGGATAATCTGGGCTGGGATGCCGCTACGCGAAAGAAATGGAGCAAGTCCATTCTTGACATGTCGGGGAATATGGACAACGACATTGACCCTGAAACTGTTGCACGCATTAACGCAGAGGCTCAAGCAGAAGTTCGTCAGCATGAACAGACCCGCGACTTCCGTATCGCGTTGGCTAAGAAGACTGTCACCGATGCCGTCAATAGGCACGCGGAAGCGGTGCGTCTGGCTAACTCCCTTGCGCTTAATAGTGAAGGGCGATTGGAAATCAACGACATGATGCGCCGGATTAAAGACATGAGCGGCAAAGGATATGGAGCCATGCTGGACAAGCAGGTAGCTCTCCCCATGCTCTCCCAGCAGATTCACAAATCGCTCTCCGACCTTGGCTCTCGTATCTCCGCGACGGGGAATGCCAATCTGGAAGCCACCTACTTTGGCCTTGCCCGCGACACGCAAAACTATCTCGCGGATATGATTAACGAAGCGGATAGTCCCTTCTCTATGGAGGAACTTCTGGACAGGTGGTCCGACCTTCGCAATGACTATCTCTATGCGGAGAGTACAAACCATCCCGCCATCGCTCCTATGATTCAGGACATCGCTAAGGCACGGGCCGAAGCTAAACAAATCATCCGGGAAGCCAATGAGGATTTCCATGCCGCAACAAAGAGGGCAGGTGTAACTCGCGCTGGCGTAGCTACCCCTGCTGGTTCCGTGTGGCTGAAACGAGACAACGCTATCCTCAATGCACGCCGTCAAAAACAAGCGGAGTATATGGCTAAGCGGGATGCCGCTGAACAGTGGCTTCTGTCACAAGGGGTTGTAGGTCAACTGGTCCACAACGTCATCGCCGATTCCCGTAAAGAAATTGCCGCAACGCAAATCTCTATTGCCAAGCTCATTGGAGATAGCCGTATGGCTGACAACGCCGCGGAGATGAATTATCTTCATCGCACCTACATGGCCGTAGGACGCCATGCCGGAGACTTCACCCGGACGATGAAGGACATCATCGCAAACCCCAACGGAGAACTGGCGCAGAAATACGACGGTCTGACGAAACTGTTGCAGGAAGCCGCAATCTCTCATGCCGAAGCGCACCAGAGAGAACTGTCCGAAAACGTAAGCCAAGTGCTGGACAACATGCAAGCATTGGCCGCGCTCCACGACGAGTTGAAACTTCCGCTGGTATCCGCTCCACCGAGAGCATCCGCGAATTATAAACTTCTGTTCGAAGGTGTAGCCAAGAACTACAGGAACAGGGACATTCTGGACTTCATTCAGAACAACTTCGGCGCGGTTCAAATGCTTGCGGACCTGCGAGATGGCCATAACATCAGTGCCATATATGATAAGGCCATGAGCATGATAGCACAGGCAGACTATCGCACGAAGTCAAAGATGACAGAGACGAAGGAAACTCTGGACATGAAAGCCAGAGATAGTTTCCTCGCCGAAGTCTTCTCCGACCTTCCGGGAGAAACGATTGCGGACAAAATCGGCAGTCTTGAATCCCCGGCATCCGTGGCTTCCGAAGTGAACAAGGCCATCCCCACTATCCCGACTTCGGCCATTGACCAGATATGGAACGCTCCGAATATGAATGCCGCAGAACGACTGGACAAGACGCTCAATCTTCTCCGGGGTCAGGCGGGCATTCTCATGGGGGCGAACAATATGGGCAACGTCATCTCCGCTACCGACTTGAAAGTGTTGCAGTATCCGGAACTCTCCCGTCTTGCGGTGAACGATGCCATGAAGGCCATTGACGAAGTTCTGTCCAAGAAGAGGACGAATGAAGATGCGCTGGCCCAGCGGAAACGCTTGCCCGAATGGCAGAGGAAAGCTATGTATGAACTTAGCGACCTCACCATTGGGGATGCCATTGGGACGTTACAGAATACCCTATCCATGCAGTCGAAGATTGCTGTGAACCAGTTGCTTGCTGACGAGTATGCCTCCGTACTGAAAGCGCAGGGTGTGGTCGTACCCCCGGCTTCCACGAACCGTACCTCGGACATGGTGGAAATCTCCTTGAAGAATACGAAGAATGCGTTGAACGGAATGTACGCCGACAAGGATGTAGCCGATGCCATCTACCACATCTACAGGCCGAGCGACGACATCCTGAATAGCAGGACGGACGACTATAAGAAGGTCCGCGAGTACTGGCAGAAGTCCGGCAAGGGGCAAGGATGGTGGAGTAAGGCGGGTGGCTTGGCTAACCTTTCTGTCTTAATAGCGAGTCCTAATTCCGCGTTACGTAACTTATATGGTACAGTAGCTCAAATGACCCATGCGGGTGCACTTCCATTCACGGGGAGTAAAGACATCGCAAACCTTGTCGGGGACTGGGTCCAGTTGCGTAAGCTATGGTGGCTATCACAGGGCAAGGACCTTGCTTCACAGGCTTCCGCGGATAGACTGCTGGCCGCGGAAGACAGGTACAACGAGAAGATTCGCTACTGGCAAGAGCTTGGTCTGCTGGACGCAGGTCAAGGGGAGTTCCTGCGCAACGTCTGGAAGTCTGACGAGTTCAGTAAGATGGCAGGAGAATTTGAAGAAGTGAATGAGGATTCCTTCTTCAAACTGGCCGAAGCTCTGAACGAGAAACAGGAACGGACGAAGGGCGAGGTGGCTAAGGATGCCGCCAAGATGGCGGGCAAAGTCGTAGCATGGCCCATCAAAACGATGTCCTTCGCCTATGGCTTGCCGGACGCGGCGGCCAAGATTGTTCTCTTCACTAACCAGAGAGCGATTGCCGATACCCAATTAAAGGTACAACTGGCACGGGCGATGGGCAAGGCCAACCCCAATGCGCGGGACCAGATACTCCTTGACGCGAGCCAGACTACCCAGAGTTGGGATGCTTATGTGGACAGGTATACTGCCCACATGGTGAAGAGCTTGCTCCCCACGGGTTCGCGTACTCCTTCGTGGGTGAAAACCCTGAATATAGTTGCGGCTCCGTTCTTCATGTTCCAGTACCATACCTTCCAGTCTGTAGCCTACAACCTTGGCCACGCCATAGGTGAAGGGGTAGACGGTGTGTGGGCTATCAATAACGGCATGAAGAAGGAGGGGGCTTACCTCTTGGGACGCGCTTTCGTTCGCATCGCTGGTTCCTTAGTAACTATTTCTGCAACCTCTGCGGTCTCTTCCTGGGTTGCCCGACAGATTATCGCCAGTGTCTTGGGAGATGACGATGACCGTAAAATCATTGACGACGCGGAAGTCATGAGGAAGCTGGCAGATAGTGGGCTAATTCCTGACTATGATAAGTTCGGGGACTTGATTGGCATCATAGATATGAAGCGACATGAGTTCGAGTATTTGAACCTTGAATACATGAACCCGTTCAAGACCATCAGGGTGTTAGCCAAAACCCTGCCCAGCCTCTTCATGGATATGGATGTGGACAAGTGGGGGATGAACAAGATTGCCGAACTGAAAAACCTGCTGGAAAATACGGTGCTTGAAGAATCCCTCCTTCTGAACACAGCTTCTGAATTGTTTAATGAGGAAGACTTCAATTACAAGCATAGCCTCTCCGGTGATGAAAGCGTCAACGTTCTCCCGGCAGTCGGCAACGCAATCCTGTTGGCCGCAGGGCTGAACCCCTCGTTCGGCAGTGGACATACATGGCAAGTCCTTGAACGTGTCGCGACGGTTGCCAATAAAAAGATTCCCTTCTACGGCTGGGCAGTCAAGTCGGGTAAACAATTGTTTAGCGATACACCTGACATGAGTGCCGCGGCATACGGGTTACAGACCTTTGGTACTGGTCTCCGTCGTCCGAAGGATTTGACCGAAGCCCTTGCCGCCGGGTTAAAGAATGCCAACGCGGCGGTCACTAAGTCGAAGCGAATGAGCGTCCTTCGTCCGGACTTCTACAAGAGAATGGAATCCGGGGTGGATGTGGAATCTATGGAAGCCGTGGAAACCGCGGATGCCGTGAAGAATTTCACCAAGCTAGTCAATAGTGTCCGGTTTGTTACGGAAATTACAAACATGCTTGACCCCGCTCTGCGGAAGGAAGTTCTGGCTTCCGCGATTGAGACTTCCGGTATGAGTGCCAAGACCTACGGCGCGGCCATGAAAGGCATCATGCCCTACATCATCAGCCCGCAAGCAGGACGTGAGGCTATCGCGAAGCTCAACCGCGAATTGCAGAAGTCTAATACCGCGGACGAGGGCAAACGCCTAATCGAAGAGCAGAAGAAACTCATTATCAACCTCATGAGGAAGGGTAGCATTCAGATTGATGGGGCATTGAGTGCGGAGGAAATTCATAATCGGATGAAGCAGTAGTCCTCTGTTTATATCCTTGACCTTCGGGGGCATGGGAGATATAATTCTCCCATGCCCTCTTTTCGTATAGTACCCAATCATATCATGGCCACCCCTCCGGGAGGCTGGAAGTTTATTGTCCCTGAATCCATGAGTGTCAGGCTCAAGGGAACCAAGGTTTCCGCGGGTTCACTGGAACAACTCCGCAAATCCGTCGCACGTCTCTTCATGAATAACGGAGAACCCTTTCAAGTTGCGCTCTTTGAATCAGAGCTTTGCGCTTCTCTCCCTCCCCAGTACTGCACCACCTGCGGAGATAAGGGAATTGAATGGAAGGAGTATGAACCCATGAGTGCCAAGAAGATACTGGCCTTCTTCGGTACTATGGTTCTCTGGTATCGACGGGGACACAGGTTTGTAGACGAGGCAGAAGCCCGCCGCCGCTATGCTATCTGCGCCTCCTGTCCTTATGCTACCTCTACGCCTCCTCCGGATTTAGAGAAACAGGGGTGCGCCACATGTGGAGCCGAAGGAGCTGGCCGCAAATTCCTCAAGGAAAAAATTTCCGGGCTTGCGGACCTGACTAATGGGGCGGCCCCTCTCTATTGTACCTTATGTGGTTGCGACCTATCAGTAAAGGCTCACTTCGATATTGAATCTGACTGCTGGCTAAAATAGCTCTTGACATTATTTCAAGTTGATACATACTTCCCTCCGTATGAACTCAATATTCACAGCAGAAGAAGCTAGCAAGCTCCCCCTGTATAAGGGATGCACGGTGTTCATTAACGTACATTGCGGTGGCATGCCCACAGTGAGAGCCGTTGAAGTATCTGATGTCGCCTTTGAATGTTTCGTTTCTCGTGTCAGAATCGAATACATCAACCACCGATTCAGAACCATAGATAATGGCTATCTCAACCATACTGTCTTCCTCACCTATGAGGACGCGGCCAAGCATGCGTGCCACGATTACGTCGAAGAGATAGAGAGGCTCGAACAACTACTCGAAACCAAAAAGAAAAAGCTCGCCGAACTGATGGCGAGCATTGAGAAAAACGAAGTTCCTGTCAGTTAGGTATTGACATCATAGGTACTGCATGGTATAAAGAACCCGCAACGACATCATTCTGTTTGGACTGTAAGTTGTTTGGGTTCTAAGCGAAAACCCCGGAAGGAAATATCTTCCGGGGTTTTTGTTTTAGTTCTGTTTCGCTTCGAGGGATTCTATTAGCTGGGTAATCTCGCCGATACATCGTTGCAATTCCGATGCGGGGTTTACCTCAACCAACTTATCATGCGCCCAGATATAGAAGAGCCGTACCAGAATGGAATCTTCGGGGCTACGTTGGTAGCTATGGCTCATGACTGTACGCCTGAACTGTTCAAGGATAAGGTAAAGGTCAAACGTTTCAAACACCTTGGACCAGTGCTTAGCGTGGTACTCCAAATACCACCGTGCTTTCTTGAGGTCTTCAATACGGTCCTTCTTGTACTGTGACCGCATCAAATACTTGACGGCATTCCCCAATGCGAAGGGAAGCTTGCCAGTAATTTCTATGGTCTCGATTCCGCTGGGGTGTGAGGTGTAATGCTTCGGGTGGTTGACGGCATCGTTCATGGATTCCTTTCCTTCCGGCAGGTCGGGGAAAGCCTGTGAGTTTACCTTGGTTGAAACGATTGCGTTGATTGCTTCGTGCGCGTGCATACTATTTTGTGAGGTGCTTGTAAATTTGTTTGTTGATATATTTGCGAATAGACATCTTGGCTATGACGAAGAGGCGGGGAGAGGGTAGAGTTAAACATCCCTCTTTGACTGTCCACTTCCTTGTAATTCTCCGTGCGAACTTGTACGCCTTCCTGCATATTTCCAGAGCCGCAGAGGAACTTCCAACAAGAGCCACAGGAACTCTACTGTTGATGAAATAGCCATGAAATTTAAACTGGAAGAAAAAGGAGTTGTCCTCCTTAATCCAGCTAGGGGTTTCATCTGGGGTAGTTTCTCCAACTGCACCAGTAGATATTTTATTGGACGCAAGGATGCGACCATAGGTTAGTTGTTCCTCGGTCAGTTGTTTCTTCGACCGGAGAGAGGCATGGATAAGTTGCTTATGTTCAGGCATGATGCGAGACCGAAGCTTGTTAGCTTTTGTCTCCCTCAAGAACTTCCTTTGCTCCGCGGGACTATCTCGATACCAGTAAAATTTGTCTCCATATTTCTTGCACTTGAACTTTCCTCTTCGACGCTTCCCATGAGGGTGTTTCATGTTGGCCGCCATCTGTTCCCGATACTTCTTGAGACTTATTTTGCCCATAGTTCTGGAACGGAATGAAGTCGGTTAGTATCAACTGGGATGTCCTTGAATGCCCATGCGAGGTCATACTTCAATTCCATCCTTTGCCGGAGGGCCAGAAGGAGCGCACGGATTTGCGGCTGGGCCGCACCGTCTAGTCGCATACGGAAGATGTGCCTCCACTCGCGGAGGTTAGCGGTCACGCCAATCACCGTAGCCGTGCAGTTCGGAAGCAACCCCCGCGCCTCTTCGGGAGGCAGTCCTCCTTGGACAAGTTCCACGTACTTCTCCGCAAGGTTCTGGCAGGTATCCTTAAACTCTTCAATGGTCTTCGGGTCAACCTTCTCGTCGTTAAAGAACTGTGGACGGACGAAGCAAATGATTCCCTTCCGGTCGTAGTTGACGAACCTCTGGCTTTCTTGGGAAAAAACGGCATGTCTGTGTCGTACCAACTGATGTGTCACCGCTCTGTCCGTCGAGAGGACTGCGGGAATATTGATATGCTCGATGACACTTTCATGTCCGCGGTTAATGATACGGGAGAGAAACGCAATGGGGTCGCCCTTCGGTTCGCTTTTATAGCAGATACGACCCATTATCTCTGCGGCCTCAACCTGTTTATCTATTACTGATTTAGTTAGCGGAAGTGTGACTTCCTGATTTATCCATAGAACGTTCATGAATTAAATGTTTGGCTTTGTAGTTTGCGAGTTCAAGAGTGGGGAATGTCCATCCATACTGGCCCCACTCACTGGTGCTGGGGAGATATTCATCTCCGGCTTTAACCTTGATGAAATCATTGTCCGCTTTGTGCTGACGGATGATGACAACCTCATAATTGTTTACCTTCCCGCTTCCTTTATGGGTTAGCTCATAGATGGCTACCCCCGCCTCACGGAAAATGAGGCGGCAGGTGAAGGGATTACGGGTGAATTCGTTAGGAATTTTCTTCATTTGTAATTGAAGGGTTAATCATTTGCATGAATTCTTCTTCTGTAATTGAAGGAATCTTGTGGAGCCTCGCAATCTTTTGCTTGTGTTCCCCCGGTTCCTTACCGACGACTAGGTAGTTGGTCTTCCTCGACACGTTCTCCTTGACCGTGCCTCCCATGTCCTGAACAAGTAGGTTATATACATGGCGAGGCTGGGACAGGGTTCCCGTGATGACGAAGTTTACTCCCCGCAACGCAGTGCTCTTGGGAACATTGCCCTCGGCATTGGGAATATCTCCTGTCATAACCATTGCCGTCATCTCGTTCCACGTTGGCACGGTCTCCATGTAATTCAGAATTGCCTCGGTCATCAGGGGGCCGAACTCCGCATGACGCTTGTTCCTTAAATCTTCGGGGAAGAGAGTGAGGAAAGCGTAGAGATTGGGGTAAGCATAGGAGAGACTTTCCGCACGGGTGCAACCGACATGGGGAATCTCCATCGCAGTAATCCATTGAGCAAGGGTTGCATGGTGCTTCCGTTCCTCCACGATTTCAAGGAATCCTCTGTACCCTTGGGTTCCGGGGATTCCGTTGATGAGATTGTCCATCGTGCCGGACATGAGAAGCAGGAACGGGTGGTGGAGGTAAGCAGTTTCTGCGGTCGGAGGCTCTACATCATTCTCCCCGGCGAGCAGTTTGTCTGCAATCATACGTGAGAATACAAGTCCCATGCCATCGATGTCCAGTGCGTTCTTACCGCATGCGTATTCCAGCTTGGCCGCTACCTTATCCCTGCACAACGGATTGGTACAGAAGATGTTGAGGTCACTAGAGGATAACGCGGAGCCACAACAGGGGCAGGTCAGAGGGACAACGGAAACCGTATTGCCACAGCCGCGAACCTTGCGGATGTACGGAATAATCTCCCCGGCTTTAATCACCTCCACGGTATCACCAATGTGGAAGGAGGCCGCATTAGCCACGTTGGAGAGGGTGGCACGGGATACATTGGTTCCACCAATCTTCACCGTATCGAAGACAGCAACCGGGGTTAATACCCCTGTCCTTCCTACTTGCCAAATGACATCGCGAAGGGTAGTTTCAACTCCCTGCGGGTTGAACTTAAAGGCAACGGCATCCTTCGGGTGATGGGCGGTAGCCTCTCCCGCCGCGGCAATAGCATTCTTCTGGTTCAACTTAAACACAATACCATCAGTAGGATATGCGATGTCGTCGCGCAGGTACTTGGCCATGTCCCGGATGTATTCATCCGTCAGGGCTTCACCTTCTGGCCATTCATTGGGGAGGGTTACGAGGTCAAACATTTCCATCAGCCACCCATGCAGTTCCATGCGGGATTCAACACCCTCCGGGAAGGGACTTGCATCGAACGGGATGAAGGTAATGAGCCAGTCAGACCACTTGAGTTTATTATTGCGGAGTTGACCAACGGCACAGGCGCGGAGGTTGGAGTACCCCATGCTTTCCACCTGCCCTTCGTTGCTCTTAGCCACAACCACTTCCCCACGGATAGCTCCCGTGTAATTGCCGTAACTTGGCGAGACCATATAGAGAACCTTATCAAGGGGGATGACTTCTCCCACGGTTCCGTTGCCACGGGTAACAGCCTTGACGAGCCGCCCCTTTTCAATGTACAGAACGAGGGTGAGGCCATCATACTTCGGTTCAACCACGACATCACGTCCAGCAATCCAGCCGCGAAGCTGGTCCATACCAATTCCGTCCTTGCCCTCATGAATCTTGGCGAGAGACAGGACGGGATTGGGATGCCGGAAGGTCTTGGCTCCCCGTTGTACGTCGTCCCCAAGACTATCGAGTTCCTTGGATTCCGGGGAACGGGAACGCAGTTCCTCTACTAGTGTATCGTAAACCGTGTCGGGAATGAGGGTCTTCCCCTCATTGTAGTAGGAGCTATTGAAGAATGCAATCGCTTCCTCCAACTCCATCACGCTCATGTTTTTAGGATTGCCTATCTCCATTGCCTTAGGCCTCATGGGGCAGAATAATTTTACGGGCGTTGGCTTCCTTCTCGGCAAGCTCCGACTTATCTACGAAGGTGAGAGTGGATTGTTCCAATAGATTCATGGAAATTACGTTGCTCGCCACGGAGAAGAGACGGAATGCGGAGATGCCTCCCTTCTCTTCATCAATGCGGTCCGGGTCGTTCTGACTGGCATACGCTACCAAGAGGTGAATGGCCATGAAGAGGACGAGTGCCTTAATCATGACGTGGGAATCTGTAAAGATATTGCACGCCTTGCCGGGGTTCTCAAGCTCCTGCATGAAGGCAATGTATTCCTTCACAGTGACGAGGTTCTCGGCGACTTCTGCCATGATGAACTGAACTCCCGCCAGCGGCGGGGGTTCAATATCAAAGATGTTGGAGGCGTAGTCTCCCAGTTCAAGAGCCTTCTCGGCAACCGCATCCGCAGGCGCGTCGACGGGCAGGTTGAATGTGGGGACTGCATCCCACTCCCGTTGCAGTCTTTCCTTCAACATGATAGACTTCGGTTCGGTGAGAATGCGGGCTACCTCTTCCTGAATATTATCGAGGCTCAATTTGTTTGGTTCTGTGGTGTTCATGTACGGATAATAGTATCTGGGATTTATTATTTGTCAAGCTCTGTCTTTTCGTCTTTATCTATTTCATTCAGAAGATTGCAGAGGCGTTCCATTCCAGTGGTTCCCTCCCATGAAGGGTCGATGTGTACGGACTGGTTCTTCTTGAAGTCCCAAAGAACCCCGTTGATAAATTTGAATCGATGATGCAGGTCTATTGGTCTGATGAGAAGGAGGGAGGCAGGGGTTACTGCTTTGATAGTCCCTGTACATTTATCCTTAATACCTACAAGAACGGAATCCTTCTCGTCCTCCATTACAGTCCATTTACCTATATGTTCTCTACAAATTACCACGTCCCCTTCCTTAAACTTCCGAAGAGGTGCAGGGTAACATTTGATTGCCTCTTCATGACGGACAACTGCCTCGCCCGGCGGGAAAGCATTTATGACCTTGTATCTGTAGAAGTTCGGGGAAAGTTCGATTACCTGTCCCACGTAATACTCTCCACCCAGTTCTCTGACAATGTAGTCACCGGGGTTGATGTCCTCGTCGATATATTTTTGATAGTCTTTGGGTTCTAACATATTCTTGATAGAAGTGGTTATAACTTTTTGGATTTCGTTCGTATTCTTTTTTCTGTTCCTCCATTATCTCCCGAGTTAAACGGGAAACCCGAAGGAGTGCAAGAAATTGTTGGGTTAAACTCTCAAATTGCATTGGAAGGAACCTTTGTGGAGTGAGAGGATTTCCTCATTGGACAGGGTCCCCATGTTCAGCCGCATGTCGTCGGGAGCCATCGTCAAAATCGGAGTGCCTTCGATTGATAGGGGGAAGGCCATCTTGGTGGCGAGGACTAGCGAGGGGCGGGCCTTAAACATAGCGTCGTAAAGGGTTTCGCTATATCGAACGGCGTGATGTCCCCAGAAATAAATTTCCGTGGCATACATGCAATCCTTACCTCGCCGCGTCTCTGGCGCGTTTAGCCGGAGGATGCGCACCGTGTGGTCCCCATATGCCTTCGGGTCATAAAGTGTGCGGATGATGAAGTGGGTATCTGTCATGATTACCTTGCCGATTCCGAAGGCTTCAATCAAGAACTTAGTCCGCACGGATTGGAGAATATTATCCTCCGGGTTCCGGGGGATATAGAGTTCAGATTTAATCTTGGAGGGAAGGATAATAGTATCCCAAAGTTCCCCGGTGCTTCCCTCATTATTTCTAGTCCAAGAATGAAGGAGCATGATTTGTTGAGCGAGTGCGATGGGTTTCATATCTGTTTTGTTTTTGTAGAGTGATGTGAGGTTTCTAGATGTTAAACTCTTAGATTGCATTGGAAGGAACTCTTGTGGAGTGAAAGGATTTCATCCTTAGATAGCGTGCTCATTTTAAGCACCATGTGGTCAGGCGTCATGGACAGAATCTCCGCACCCGGCTCCGTAGGAAATATACAACCCAATTTAACGGAGCGGGCAAGAGATGGGCGGGCCTTAAACATAGCGTCGTAAAGGGTTTTGCTATACCTAACGGCGTAAAAATTATGGTAGGAAAATAGGGTCACATAATCATGATTTTCTCCGCGCTTCACCTTATGGTAGTTGAGACGAATGATGCGCACCGTTCTATCCTCATAGGCATTCGGGTCGTAGAGTGTCCTAATCGCGAAGAAGATGCCTGACGTGAATACCTCCCCAATACCAAAGGATTCAATCAGGAATTTGGTCTGTTCAGATTGGAGAATATTATCCTCCGGGTTCCGGGGAATATAGAACTCTCCCTTGACATGGGCAGGAAGAACCATAGGGCTTCCAAGTTTTCCGGTACGACCATTATTATCCCGTGCCCAAGAATGAAGGAGCATGATTTGTTGAGCGAGTGCGATGGGTTTCATATCTGTTTGGTTTTTGTAGAGCCATGTGGGGGTTCTAATTAGAAGATAGGTCGAGTGAATCCCATATCTTCAAGGCAACGGGCGAGGCGATTTGCCTCCAACTGATGCCGCTTTAGGCGTCGGCGTATGATGTCAATGCCCCACTCTACCAGTAGCTGGAAGACAAACCAGCCCGTGATGATGATGCACCATGTAAGGTACGATATGAGAAGTTCACCAGTGGCAAGGAGGTATCCTAAACAAACCAGCGCACTTACGAGGGCAACAATGTCCACTACCGAATGGAGGTGCTCCACGAGGCTCCACAAGGCATGAAGCCTATCGGCTCGCCCGATGTGGTGGAGACAGTTCTTGCGGAGGATGACGACGTTAGATTCTTTTTCGGAGGTCATACTATAGAGCTATGTGAGAGTTCTAAAGGTTCAACGGAGTACGAGCTTCACGGTTTCCAGATTCAATTCATCGTGCCATTTGTTGCTCGTAAACTTCACCATGCAGGGGAGGAAGAAACGTTCTGCCAGCTTGCGAACCTTTATGGAGTTAAGTTTATTCATGGATTCCTTATCGGGCGTGAGGAATCGGAAGCGCATATAGGTGAGGCTACCATCAACCATGAAGTCCACCGCCCCCGCTTCTTGCGCAATACGCAACCCCACTTCCTGCCAGTTCTGATTAACCACCGCAATAAAGTGCTTTGCCAGTTCTATAGCATCCCCTACAGTCAGAGCCGCCGTTTCCGCAAGTTTCCACACCGTGCCATTCCACTTCAACTTGTGGAGCCGGACAATGCACGCGCCATTGTGTGTGCGTTCCAGTTCGATTGCGTAGGGCCGCATGTACGGCTTAACATATACCGTTCCTTCTCCATCCCATTCGGAAGGCCTGTCTATCCTATGGGATATTACACCAGCCTTAAAAGAAAAGATTGCAGGTTGAAGTTTATTGATTTGATTTGTGAGTTTAAGCCATTCCGTGCGGGAAAGTTCATCACGTTTCCTGCCCTTAATATCAATGTCAAATGCAGTCATAATTTTGTAGTGTTCTTTGTCGGTTCTAAGGGAAAAGATAATACTCTATCAGGTTTTTACTTTAATATGTATGATACTATCCTTCAAGGATATGTGCATAATCTTCAACGCGTTCGGTAGGTACGATATGAAAGCCGTTGCAACTTGCGAGCCGTTCCATATCCCACATTTGCCGGGTAGTGGTTTGTGAATATTTTTTGGTCGTAACATACAGTACTTTACCTCGGCGGTCGACGGTGGCAACGTGCGTTTGATAGGAGAAAAGTCGGGTGCGCTTCCATGACATGGAGCGCAAACGCTCTCCGTATAATCCGGTCCGCAAGGGAGACTTGCCACTTTCTTTTCTGCCTTCAATGTATTCCTTGCCTAATTTTTCAATGTAGGTTCTCATGGTGTTTTATTGTTTGGTTTGTTGATTGGTTGGTTAGAGCTATTTGTTGGTTCTAATAAATAGGGTAGCCGGGGCGGGGTTTAAGTCATGCCCTGTAGGAGGGAAGGGTGGAAACGGTTGTGTGGTTATAGTCGAAGCGATAGTATTGTGCACCAGTCAGGTTTTTAAGGCCTTGCTTCAAGCTCTCCACTTGTTCTTCCACTTTAACGGCTTGTGCAAAATAGGCGCACACGTAGTCGGAATTGCAAAGGCGGTAGTTTGAATCCTCAATTTCTTGAAGCTTGGTATCAAGGCGAACCATATCATTGAAGATTCCTTCAATGAATTTCTCCATGTCCCTCCCGGTGACAATCCGCTTCTGCTTCTGCGTCAGCTCATTGACGTCAAAGTTAAAGGAAATATTTATGTTATCATACATGCCGGGGAGGATATGATGAAACACCACTTTCGGCCATGAGTAGTGACTTCTATCTATATAGGCTCGGATTTTAATGTCCGCTTCAACACTTTGTGTAATTGCGGCGGCCAGACAGTCATTCATCATCCGTTCTACTCGGACGTTATAGACCTTGCCTTCAAACTGGCGAAGGCGTTCGGCCACTAGCATCAGCATGCGGTGAGTAATAAGGGCGGCCAGACCATAGGCGGCATTATCTCGGACAACCTGTTTCAGGTTATGCCCCATGTTTTTCACCGGGATGACATAGTCATTCTGATTATTCTTCATGAGGTCGTCACGCACCTTGTCTACGGCGGCATCGATAGCGGCATTTGCCCGTTCAGTAAGGGCATTAATGGCGGCGGCACTGTTGAGGTTTGCGGATGTAGTATTCATTGCTTTATTCTTTCTATTAGTTTATTGTTGTTTGGTTTATTGTTGCGGGGCTTGTCCCCCGCTGGATGATTTCAGTTTAGCAGATTTTCTTATCTTGTCAAATACTTTTTTGTAGGGCGGCGTAGTTATTCACGGTCTGTAATTTATGATTGGTTCAAATTGTTCCCCGGAATCCCCGGAACCCGTTGCACCCGATATCCCCCGCATTCCGGGGGCGGGAATTGTTCCTTTGTCTTTCTACTTTATCTTTCTATTTGGTTAGAGTTATTTGACGGGTTCCGGGGATTCCGGGGGTTCCGGGGTTTAAATGTTCCATGTGGAACAATTTTGATTCCCCGGAACGTGCCGCGAATGGTTTATATTCTTCCGGTTGCAAGAGTTTGCCCGTGCATTGTACGAATCCAGAAGTTAACGATATCACGGGGACGGGGGGATACATTGTGCCCGTTCATATCGGTGAAAGTATGCCCCGTTTCTACTAAGCCAATCAGGTTGCGGATAGTACTACGCAGGGTTTGATTCCCTTTCAGGTACACCTTTACCCGGCTACCGTCTGTAAGCCTAAGTTCAAGGTAGCAGTTAGTCATCCGGCAACCCGGATTTATCCATGACAGGACGGCCCCCATAAAGCGAGGCAGGACATAGTATTTTACGCAGGGGCAGGGTGAACCGAAAGCCGGAGTGGCAGAATGAAGGGCAACCTGCTGGCCTTCAACGAGGTAGGCAAGATAGTAGTCTTTTTTCCACTCTTCAATGTTTTCAATGTCATCAGGGGCGAGGCTTTCATCTTCCCCACACGCCAAGTAATTGAAGGCATAGGTGGGAATGTCATGGATAAGGGCATAGTCTGATACTTTAAGCACTTCCGGTTTAGTTGTAGTCTTCATAATATGGTTGCTTTCTATTGTTTTGTTGTTGGTTTGATTTTATAGGGCGGCGTAGTTATTCAACAGGGAGCGGGAATATTTGAGCATGCGA